CGAGGCGATGCTCGTCGCGGCTGACGCCCAGCTCGGGACGATCATGGCCGCCATCGACCTCCAGACGACGACGGTCGTCCTCCTCGGAGACAACGGTGCCCCTGTCGAAGTGGGCGGCGCAAAGGGAACGAGCCTGGATGGCGGCACCCACGTTCCCCTCGTGATGGCCGGTGTCGGCATCCCGCACGGCTCCAGCCCTGCCTTGGTTCACGTCGTAGACATACCCTCGACGCTCGCCGGCCACGACATCGGCGACGGGGTGGACCTCCATCCGCTCATGGCCGGGGCGCTCGCGGCCCACGACTTCGTGCTATGCGGGCAGCTCGCGGACTCACTGTGGCCGCTCGACGTGTGCGCCCGGGGCGTCCGGTACAAGCTCCGCCGCACGGCCGCCGGGGATGAGATGTACGACCTCCTCCTGGATCCAGGCGAGACGATCAACCTGATCGCCGACCCGACGAAGGCCGCGAAGGTCGCGCAGATGACTGCGTGGCTGGAAGCCCGCCTGCCCTAGACCGTGGCTACTGGCGTCCAGTTCAAGACCACCAGCTTCGCGTTCAACACGTCGGGGACGACCCCGTTCACGCGCGACATCACGATCGCCGGGATCGGGACGCCCAAGGCCGCCATCTTCAAGATCGGCGGCGGGATCACGGCCGGGACCAACGTGGCGACAGCCCGCGAGGGCTGGGGCATCACGGACGGCACGACGAGCCGCGCCTTCTCGTGCTTCTCACAGAACAACCAGGCGACATCTAACACCGGCGGTCGGATCGACACGACGACCGTCATCTACTTCAACACGGTCGCGGGCGCGGTCGGCGCTGAGGCGTCGTTCAATTCGTGGATCACTGACGGCGTACGCATCAACATCGACACGGTGGCGGCGGCGGCCTTCATCGTCGAGGTCACGTTCGTCTACGGGGATGATGTCTCCTGCTCCGTGAAGGAGCTGACTGGCTCCGGCTCAGTCAACGGCACGGCATCGGTCACGGGCCTCTCCTTCGCCCCGACGATGGTGATGGCGTGGAGTTCCATCAACGCCTTTGCCGCCGACACGGCCTTCAACACATCCCAGATCTCGCTCGGCGTCTCGACGCTGACGGCTGGGTCCATCCTCCAGGGCTGCTACGCGCTCCACGACCGCGACAACGTGGCGCTGTCGTCGCACGCCGGCGGCGCAGGGCGCACGAACCGCATTGCCCAGGCGATCGCCGTCTCTGCCGTAGGTGCGGCCACAGACAACGGATCCCTGGAGCTGACGGCCTTCAACTCAGACGGGGCGACGTTCACCACGAGGGACGTGGCGACTGCCATCCCGACCATGCAGCTCCTCATCGGGACCGGCACGGTCCCAGTCTGGTGCGGCTGGCTAGACATCGGTACGACGAGCACGGGCAACAAGGCCCGCACCGACCCCGGGTGGCGGCCGAAGTTCCTGGGGGCGATCGGCTCGTCCCTGGAGGCGACGGACACCATCGGCGGCGGAACGCTCGTCTCGGGCCACTACTCCGACGGCTCGGGCGACCTCACTGCTACGCAGGCGTTCACCTACCAGACAGAGGACAACTTCACCCCGACCGACACGCGCTCGGTCACGTCCTCAGACCTGATCCGCGTGCTCGACAACGCGGGCGGCATCTTCTGGTCAGCCACGCTCGTCTCATTCGACACGCGCGGGTTCACGGTCAACGTCACCTCGGCCGCTGGCACGGCGAAGTATTCGTTCTACTACGCCATCGGCGGCGTGCCGCTGCTCGGGAACGACACCGAGCAGATCACTGACACGCCGATTCTGATCCAGCACAAGCGGCTGGTGATCTCCGAGACGGAGCAGATCAGCGACGCCGTAGTCCTCAAGGTCAACCGGATCACGGACAGCGACACGGAGACGATCACCGACTCTCCTGTCCTGATCCAGAACCTCTTCCTCGTCGTCAACGAGGACGAGCACATCGACGACGCGGCCGAGCTGGATCAGTCCGCCAATGCGAATCTCGTCGCGGACGAGACGGAGGACATCACTGACGCTTTCGTGGCGCTCACGCCACACGCGGCCGTCAACGAGACGGAGGACATCCTCGACGTCGCGGTCCTCGTCGTCAGCAAGATCGTCACGACGGAGACCGAGGAGATCTCCGACGTCACCCAGCTCGTCGGGGCGGCGCTCGCGATCGCCACAGACACGGAGACGATCACCGACCAAGCCATCCTCATCACGGGCCGCGTGCTGACCGTGGACGAGACGGAGACGATCACGGATGAGGTGGCGTTCGCCGACCGGCGCACCCTCGCCGGCTGGCGCGGCACTGTCCTCCAGGGCGGGGCGGTGGCTGGCGCTGTACTCATGGCCGGCAGCGCCCGGGGGACGACCCTGTGACGACCCGCTACGCCATCGTCCCCTTCACGACGCTGACGAGCACGGGGACCCAGGACATCACGTCCTCGGACATCTCGGGCTGGGACACGGGCGGCGTCGCCATCTTCTTCCTCTCGGGGCGCTCTGGAGGGGCCGGGACGGCCACGACGGCGAGGCTCTCTCGAGGGGCAGCCAACAGCCGCGGGCACGCCATGGTGCTCTCCAATCGCGCCAGGAACGGCGGAGTTTCCTCCCTCCAGTCGCTCCACAACAAGGGGACGAGCCAGACCTCCTCCGCAGGACGCTGCATCTCCATGATCGACCCTACGGGGAACACGATCGAGGCGGCGGCGCGGTTCAACGCGGCCCTGACCAACGGCGTCAGGATCGAGTGGGTGACGGCCCCGGCGGCGGCCTACGAGGGCTTCGCGCTGCTCATCTCGGGCGTCGTGGACTCCTGGATCGTGGACTCCGGCGGCACCACTACGACCACGGGTCCGGTTGGAAGCGAGTTCCGGCCCTCGTTCATCTTCGTCAACCCGACGACGGGCAACAACCTAGGCGGCGTCACGAACGACGGCGTTCCTGGCTTTGGCCTCGTCGTGGACAAGAGCCCGATCAAGCAGGCGGTCCTGGGTGCCGAGTGGAACCGCCTCTCCGACCCGTCTGACTGTGACGGCATCCTCCGCAACGGCTCCTGCGCCCTAGAGGTGACGGGGAACACCGGCATCGACCTCGACGGCCTCTCGGTCGCCACGATCACGTCCACTGGCTTCACGAGCGCCAGCGGCATCGGCCCCTGCATGGCCGTGAAGCTCGACACCGACGCCACCTTCCAGATCGCGGTCGAGACGCTACCGAGCGGCACGGGCAACGCCTCGTTCACGGGCCTTGGGCTCAAGCCTAGGGTCGTCTTCGGGGTGGCCTCCCTCATCACCTCGGAGGACACGATCGTCGACGGGGCCACGGTCGCCACCGAGGGCGTGTTCCTCTTCGACGGGACCCAGCAGCTTGCGGCCTCGGAGCGCGTGGACGAGGGCGTCTCAACGCCGGCCAGCTCCTCCCTCTTCGCCTCCGCCAAGGCCATCCATGTCTTGAACGACGCCGGCACGGATGCGGTCGTTGGGACGGTCGTGAGCCTGGATGCCACGGGCTTCACCCTCAACTTCACGACGGCAACGGCCGGGCGGATGCTCGTCTTCGCGCTTGGAGCCGCCGCTGAGGCCCGCACCCACATCGAGACGGAGGACATCACCGACGAGGCGATCCTCCGCGGGGCGACCTCACTCGTCGTCCAGGAGACGGTCGACATCCTCGACGCCACGGCTAGCCTCACGAATACCATCGTGACAAACGCCCTCCCCCAGGGGACAACGCTAACGGCCGGGGCGGTGCGCGGGACTACGCTCGCCGGTGGGGCAGTCGCGGGTGCGGTGCTATAGTCCACGCCATGCCGTCCAAGACCAAAGCCCAGGCCGGAGCGATGGCCGCCGCGTGCGCGGGAAAGTCGAAGCTCGGCATCCCGAAGAAGGTCGGCTGCGAGTTCGCGGCCCACGACCGCGCGAAGGCTAAGTCTGTCCGGTTCAAGAAGGCCCACGGGTACTAGCCATGGCAACGCCCCCGCGCGTCTGGACGTCCGAGGCTTTCGAGGCAGGGACGAAGTACCCGGCGGCCCGCGTCGTGGACCGGGACGGGAATGTCTGCATCCAGTCGGACTTCTCGGGCAGCGTCGTGATCCGCGTCTACGACACCGGGAGCGCCACGCCCTCGACCGTCGTCTACTCGAACACGGTGGCCGTGTCGGCCGTGGTGTTCAACTCGCTCCAGACCTGGGACGTTGACCGCGACGGGTTCAACTTCCGGACGGAGGTGACGTCGAACAACGTCTCCTGGGAGGGGGGCCACACGTACCGCGTGTCGGCCCTACTGCCGCACGCGACGCAGGGGTACATCCCCGTCGTCCACGAGATCAAGGTCAGGGAGCTTCTCTCGCTCTGATCCCCCGGAGGGGCAGCTTCTCTCGCTCCTCGGCCGCGTGCAGGCGGCGGATCGAGTCGATGTCCATGGGGACGGACCACTCGTCGGTGTCGCGGAACCCGAGCCAGGTGGCCTTGGGGTAGGCGCGGAGCGTCGCGCTCTCGTACTTCTCGAAGCCGGCCTCCATGTACGCGATGGCGAGCGAGATCTCCTGGTGGTCGATGAGGCCGCAGGTGCCATGGACGATCAGGCCGCAGTCCACGCGCAGCTCCGTCACGAGGTCGCGCATGGCGAGGCGCTCGTCAGGGTGGCAGCGGCGCGCGTGCTGGCCGGGCCAGGACTTGACCTCCTTCTCCAAGTGGTCGAGGTCAGCCGTCCACGGGATGAGCGCATAGCGCTGGAAGTGGACGCGCCGCATGGTGAGGCGCAGCAGCGGCATGCCTTCCATAACGGGCTGAAGGAGCGCCTTGGACGCAGACCCACACCAGACACCGATAGCGTACGTCACCTGTAGCAGCCTCCTCGTTCTTCTCCCACGGATCGCCAGGACGCGCCGCGAATGGCCTTGTAGGCGGTTGAGTAGCCTATCCCTGTGTCCTTGGAGATCTTTGCGTATGTGTCGCCGCGCTTTCTGCGCGTTCGCAGATCAATGACGACGGCCCCGCTCAGAACGCGGCTCTTGTGCTTGTCTCCGTTCCAGTCAGTTCCGTGGCGCAGCCTGTCGGCCGCGTTCTCGGAGCGCGTACCCCACGAGAGGTTCTCCGATCTGTTGTCGCGCCTGTTTCCGTTCAGGTGGCGCACCTCCATGCCTCTTGGCCTTTGGCCGTGGAATGCCTCGCAGATGAGCGAGTGCACGGTGGAGCGCATCCGCCTCCGCCCTCCTTCTCCAACCAAGACCACGTATGCGTATCCGTTCTTGCTGATGTACTCGCTTAGCGGCGCTGGCGGACCGTGCCTGCCCCTGCCGGCATGCAGCCTTCGGGCGATTCTCCCAAGGGAAGAGGCCGAGTACGGCCAGCCAGGAATGGGCCTCCAGTCACCGCCCATAGCAGCCTCCTCTGATCTGCCCTACCGGACAGTAAAGGGATCGCCCAGTCTTCTCGTCCATGCGGCACTTCCACGACTTCTTCCCCTTGGAGTCGAGCGGCAGCTCCGGCCACGCCTTGGGGTCGAGCTGCCCCATCTCATTCAGGAGCAGCATCCTCTCCAGCGCCATCATGCGCTCCTCGTACTCGGCCTGGAGTTCGTCGGTGTACGGCACCTCCAGCTCCTTCAACTGCTGGCCCTTGATGCCCTTCCTGGCGTCGGAGTCCTTCGCCTCGTAGACGAGGACGCAGCGGACTGCGCTAGGAGGCCAGCCTTCGGCAGACACCATGCCCATGCGGTAGGCGTGGACCTGGAGCTTGTAGTCGAGGCTGACTCCCTCCTCGTCGAGCAACCCGAACCCGAAGACGGCTTGGGTCTTGAAGTCCACCACGGTCCGGAGGCTCGGGATCCAGAGGTCGCAGGTGCCCTCGATGGTGAACTTGCCGCACGGTATGCGCACGGCGACCTGCGTTCGTGCGTCGGGCCAGATCGCCTTGCACGCCTCCTCCAGGGCCTCCCCACGCTGGTGGCCCAGCTCGAACGTCCGCACGGTCTCGGGCGAGAGCGGGGCGGGCTCAACGCCGCTGAGGAGGTGCGCGAGCTTCCGCTGGCAGTCGCCGAGGTTCGAGGGTCCGAACTTGAAGGCGCGGGCCTCCTGGTCCCTCGCGCCCTTCTGGGCGTACCACTCGTCGAGCTTGTCGGCGATCACAGGATCTTCCTGATGCTCTGGAGGCAGCGTTCGGCGAGTTCCACGGCGCGCGGCCATGGGATGCCGGAGTCGGCGAGGGTGTCGGCGATCGACTTGTAGACCTGTTCCCGCTGGTCGTCCTGGAGGGGCTCGGGGTCCACGAAGCGGTCGAGCAGCACGTCGAAAGCCTTGTCGCGGTCACGTTCGGTCACGGCGAAGTCCTCCATGGTGTAGGTGTCGGATGTGGTGCGGCGGCCACCGAGCGAGAGCCCGATGGCAGCCCAGAGAGAGCACAGGATGAAGCTGGAGGCGGTCCAGCAGGCGATGGTCCAGAGGATGGCTGCGATCATCGGACACACTCCTTGCACTCCTGGTAGCGCCCGACATGTTCCTCGGGCTTGATGGTCTCGCAATGCTGGCAGTAGCGCCAGCGCTCGCCACACTCGTCAGACGAGCAGCACAGCGTCTCGTCGGGGCCGGGGGCCTCGACGAAGAACTCGCTCTCGCACACGGGGCAGCCGGCCGCCTCCGCGTCCGCAGGCACATGGCGGGCGCTCACGGCTTCACCCCGGCGCGGCACGCGGCCTGGATCCGGTCGTAGCGCGCGACCTTGCGCCGCCACGCGGCGACCTTCGTTTTGGCGAGGCGCATCTTGCGCTCCCAGAGCGCCAACCGCTGGCGCGCCTTCGCCTCGCGGGCCTCGCGCGTCAGCGCGCGCCGCTCGCCCGCCGGCAACGGCGCCGGCTTCGCCTTCTCGGCCTTCGCGCGGACCACAAGCCCGGCGAGCCACGGAGTGAACACCTTGCGCGAGCGCCGCATCTGCCTGTGTTCGAGCCCGAGGTTGTGCTCCAGCTCGTGCAGGAAAACGTACGCGAAGTCGCGGAGGTCTACCTCGTGCATCACCTCGCGGCGCCTCCACTCCTCTCGCGCGCCGTCGTCCCCGACGATGGTCGCCCGGTAGATCGGCCGCGGCAGTCGCACCGTCATCGAGCGGCTATTCAGATAGGCGCAGCCCGAGGCCCCGATCGCGTCCAGGCTGCGCCGGTTGGTGATGCGTACGTTGCGGTCCTCGGACACGCCGAGGTAGCGCAGCGCCGCGCGCACGAAGCGCTTGAGATCCGCCGTATTCCAGTCGGTCTCGTTCTTGAGGTGCAGCTTGTCCCCATCGCGGCGCCGTTGCCTGGCGAGCAACGGGTAGGCCGCGGGTGAGAGGCCGCCTCCGGCGGCCGGGCGCGGGATGTGGTTCACTGGCGCACCTCCGCCGGCTTCTGGCACTGCCCGTAGCAGCACGAGCCCTCACCCTCGCCTAGGATCACGGTCCCCTTGCCGAGGCCCGCCTCAGCCCACGCGGCTAGACAGTCCCAGCACACCACCTGCTCACCCAGCAGCGGGTCTTCCACGATCAAGAACTCCATGTTGCGGCCCTCCTTGAGCCTACCGGCTTTGTGCCAATCCGGCCACCCAGTCAGACACCTATCGACAGACGACGCCCCCCGGCTTGAGGACTAGAACCCCCCGTCCTCGTACCGCGTCTCGCTGTCCACTGCCCCGTAGGCGTCCCCCAGCGCCGCCCAGGCCGCGTCCTCGTCGCTGAGGGCCTCCGGGGCCACGACGGTCATGAGCGCCGCCACGGGCAGCTCACGACGCGCCAGGCGGGCCATCTCACGCTCCTCTTCCTCCTCCGCCGCCAGCAGCTCGTCGAGAGTCTTCATGGTATCCCCTACTCCCGCCCGATCGACAGGAGCGACAGCGTGTCATTGAACGCCTGCGCCTCGTAGAACTCCGCCACCTGAACGAGCCGCTGGTGGCCGTCACCGCCCCACGGGGATTCGTACCCCGGCGATGTAGGCCAGGACATGTGGATCCGCCCGCCGTCGCGCACGTCTCGCAGGACGAGGCGATCACCATCGGACTCGATCAGCCAGATCGCCACGCCAATGTCCTTGCCGAACACCCGACGCCCGACGCTTTGGCTTTTCTTGCGGTAGCCGTTCCCCAGCTTCTCCCCCTCTTCCAGCCAGGACAGCGGGAACCGATCCCCCACACGCAGGTTGCGCATTTCGATGCTCATGTCTGCCCCCTCCCAGAGGCCACGAACCATACCCACGCCACAGACGCCACGTCGTGAGATTCCCTGATTTGCCGCTCCGTCTCCCCTCTAAGCTCCGATGCCCTATGGACCTAGAAGACTCCCAGCACCCGAGATAGCCTGAGGCCACCCGTGGACCAAGCCCCCGAAGACGAGTCCGAAGACTACCCCACCCAAGTAGCCGGTGGCATCGCCAAGAGAATGGCCAACCTAAGGCCCCCATGGCGTCCAGGAGAGTCCGGGAACCCCTCCGGGCTCGCAAAAGACGGAAGTGGCACTAAAGCCCATGCCCTCCGTGCCCGTCTCCTAGCGAAGCTGGCGAAGCCTGCGGGGCAACGTACGACCAAGACCTGGGCGGACCGCGTAGTAGACGGATGGGTGAAGGCAGCCGCTGACGGCGACGCTGCAGCCAGGCGCGACATCCTCGAACGCCTCGACCCCATCGACAAGGACCACGCCCAAGGCAGGGTCATCCTGGAGGGCATCCGCCTGGAGATACGTGGAGGAGGGGCATCCCTCACCATGGGTGCGCAGGGGGCGCTGCCTGAGCTGCCACTAGAGGGGACGCCTACTGAGGCGCCTAGGGACGCAGAGGTCGTCGTCGACGGGGAAAGCTTCGCGGACGAGAAGCAGTAGGAGTCCCGGGGGGGAGGGCGCCAGCCTCCAAGCGTCACCCCCCCCCGGCGTCTCTGCCCTAGGAGTCCCCTCAGATATCCACTTACCTATTCTCCTAGAGTATGAGACAATGGGTACATGGGACCTAGAAGTAGGACGACGACGGACGAGGAGTTCGTGAAGGCGTGGCAGAGCACGCCGACGGCACGGGCGGCGGCGGATGTCTTGGGGTGCTCACTGACGTCGGCGAAGGTGAGGGCATCGAGGCTCAGGGGTATGGGTGTGCCCTTGAAGAAGCACTGGGTGGGGAGGCCGCGGAAGGTGATGGACGTGGAGGGCCTGAAGAGGCTCGCGGCTGAGAGCCTGCCGCCGGCAATGGACCCGTGAAGCGTCGTCGTCTGGGTAGCCTCGACGCTCTATGCGCATTCTTCGAGGCGACAAGGCTCGCGGTGACTAGCCAGGAGGGCCTGCTCCGCCAGGCGAGGCCCAAGCGCCGGTCGCCGTCGAAGAGGCTCAGGCAGACCAAGCTCGCCAAGCTGAGGCGTCGCCTGAAGTACGAGAGGTGGGCCGCTGGGGAGGGCCTCCAGTGAAGCGTCGTCGTCGGCCTAGGATCCACCAGTCGAAGAGGACGAAGCGCCGCGCCAGACGCAGGAAGAAGGCATCGTGGGAGGCCTTCAAGGTTGCGGCCTACGACAAGTTCGCGGAGCTGTTCCTGGAGGCCTACCCGCCCTCTAGGTGGCTCGCCCCCGACGACGACGCCACCCAGGATTGACCGATGGCTCCTGGCGGGCCTTGGCGCAGGAGCGGCAGCAGCGGTCTCTGAGGGCGAAGGCCCGAGCTTTCACCTGTAGGTGGCCGCAGGAGCAGCGACAGAGGACGTAGCGACCGGGGGTAGCGGAGCCAGGGGGCCTCGCTGCGGGCCCCACTATCGTCCACTCGGTGGGCGGCTTATCTGCCACGGAAGAGGTCGGGTGTCGCGAGGTGAGGGCGGTGGATGACGGTCACGCGCTCGTCCCAGCGGCGGTCTAGGAGCTTCGCCTCCGTGGGTAGGCCGCAGGCGAGCTGGAGGCCGTACCTGAGCAAGTTCCTTCCCGACGACGCCGGGGTAGAGATCTGGGAGTCAAAGCCTCCTGAGAGCCTAGGGGAGCACTCCAGGACCTTGGGCCCGTCCTTGGTCAGGATGGTGTCGCACTTGAAGAAGCCGACCGTGGCGCCCACGGCCTCTGCGGCGGCGTAGCAGAGGGCGTAGATCTCGCCCTGAGTCTTCGCGTCGAGCCTCGTCGGGTTGGTGTGCCCAACCTCTAGGGGCTGGTCGTCCACCCAGACGAAGTGCCTGTCCACGATGTTGACGCGGTAGAGGGGCCCAGCTCCGGGCCTCAGCAGGATCTCCACCGACTGCTCGGGGCCTTCCAGGAGTTCTTCGTGTAGGGCATCCGGGTAGTTGCCGCAGGCCCTATTGGCCTCGCTTCTGATGAGAAGGCGCTTCACGCCGCGCGATCCGGAGCCAACGCGTGGCTTGCAGATGCATGGCGGCTCCATCCTGTAGGCCGCCGTAGGAACCGCTGCGGCGAGCAGCGCGTCCTTCGCCTGCTCCTTGTCCTTGCATATGGTCGCCGTCTTCCTGGAGACCCAGCGCCCCTCCCAGCCCATTGCCTCGTGGACGGCCGCCACCTGGACATGTGTGTCCGCCCCGCCACAGAAGGCCCCGATGAGCCGGCCCTTGAGCTTCGCGGCGAGCGCGACGTGGGACTCCGTGTCGTAGCAGTCGATCTCGTGGAACTCGACTCCCTGGATCTTGGCGCACGGGCAGTCCTTGTCCTTGTCGGTGACGACAGGGACTAGGCCAAGCGCCAGCGCCTCCCTGGCGGCGTAGGCGTGCAGGATCCCTCCTCCAGGAAGGAGGACCGCGCTCTTCGTCGTCTGGGGCTCTGGAGGGGAGACGTAATGCCTTGTGGCACGCTCCAGCTCGCGGCTTAGGCGTGTGATCTCCTCGTCGTTCTCGTTGACCTCTGCGATGGCGCGGCTGGCCAAGGCCGGGGAGTGATCCAGGCACTTCTCCACGATCAGCATGGTCACGTCGGGGTCTTCCGGCTTCCTAGCCCTCCACCCAAGAAGCTCTGCCTTCGGTACCTCCTCAGCCATCCGTGCGTACACGGCGATGTTCCGCTGACGGGCCGCTCGAAGGTCTCTCAGGATCTCGCTACGCGTCCTCATGGCTCTTGTACCACCCACTTGCTGTCCAGCCCCCATCGACGACGAGGGCGTGCCCTGTGACGTCTGGCGCGCTCAGGAGGTACTCGATCGCCCTGAGGACTCCCAGCCGCGAGGCGAGCAGGCCGCTGGGCGACCTATCCTGCATTGCCTTGTATTCGCCGGCGTCCGTCAGCTTCGCGGTGCGGCGAGTCGCCATGACCTGGCCTGGTAGCACTGCGTTCACGCGCACCCCGTGGCGCGCCCACTCGACAGCCAGGGCTCGCATTAGGCCAACGACGCCCGCCTTGGCCGCTGCGTACGCCGCGCGCTGTGGGTAGGCGGCGATGGCGTGGATGGACGAGACGATCACGATGGCCCCGCCGTTGCCGTGGGCGATCATGGCACGGCCAGCCTCACGGCAGATCTTGAACGTCCCGACGAGATCGACGTCGATGATCTTCTGGAACTCCACATCCGTGAGGTCCACGGACGGCTTGATGCAGCCAGGAGCCCCGTGGCAGACGACGAGGCCCGCGTAGCGGTGCGCGCTGTCGAGCTTCGCGTCCGTCCTGACTCCCATCACTGCCTGATCTCCGCGCGCCAAGTGCGCAGCTACTAGGCCGCCGATGTCCCCCTCGTGGCCCGTGACGAGGATGGTCACTTGTAGCACCCCGCATCCTCGGCCCACTTCGCGTAGACCTTGGGCTCCGGCGAGAGGTACGCCCACACGTACACGAGCGACGTCTCCGGGCCGGCGACGATAGGGTGGCTCCCGAGCGGGACAGGAACCATGACGCCAGTCGTTAGCGCCACGGCGTCATCGACTTCGGACCCGTCCTGCCATCGACCCTTGCGGCGCATGAGCGCAAACCCGTCCTTCGGGCGCATGAACGGCAGGAACGCCTCCTCGAACTCCGAGGCCATGGAGAGGTCGGCGTCGAATCTGTGCGGCGGCCAGGAGGACCAGCCCCCCGGGACGTTGTGTGTCTCCCCGAGTCGGATCCTCAGCGCCGGCCCTTCACCGCCGAGGATCTCGTAGACAGTCCGCTTGTGGTGCCCCCACCCGATCTCGTGGACCTTGTGGGTGACGACCAGGGTCGGGTCGGGCCATTGCCCCGCAGGGGAACTGACGACTAGGACGTCCATCGACCCGTTGGGCGCGAACTTGATGGCCTCTCCGGAGGGGACGTAGATCCCAGGCTCGGGGCGCTCGAAGACGGACTTCCTCCACCAAGGGCCGTGGAAGAGGTCGCCAACCTCGACTTCGCCAGACCCGCAGAGCAGGTGCAGGTATCGCTCGTGCCCCGGCGCAGGGGGGATCTCCAGGAGTTCCTCCAGCTTCAGGCGCTCGACGGCGAGGTCCTTGATCTTCATATCTGGTCTATCTTCCTGGCGACTAGGAGACAGTGGCGGCCCACATGGAAACGCCACAGGAACGGAGGGGCGGGCCACAGGCGCGAGAGCTTCCACGCCCAGCGCCTCGGGATCGGGAGGACCATGAGAAGCTCCACTGGGAAGCTCGTCCTCTGCCACACGACCTCGAACCCCGCCGACTCGACGAGGGCTTTCAGCGACTTCGGGTTGAAGTAGTGGAGGTGGGTCGGGTGGACCCACGGGCGCGACCTGTCGCCGCACTGGAGGAGCCCGCCTCGCTCGTTTCCGCGCGGGGCCAGGAGGCGGCCGAAGAGGCGCTGGAGTGGGTTGTTGTCGTTCGGGACGGAGAGGGCCAAGAGGCCTCCGTCGAAGAGGACCTCGCTCCACTCCTTCAGGGTGGCGAGGGGGTCTATGACGTGCTCCAGGACCTCGGTGGAGATGATGGCGTCGTCTGTCCAGAGGTATGGCGGTTTGTCCAAGCATAGGCACCCCATGGCCTCGGCGTGAGCCCTGGCGACAAGCGATGGCTCTATCCCACGGGCATCCCAGATCCGTCTCTCGGCGAGCTTCAGCAAGAAGCCAGGCCCGCTACCGAACTCTGTCAGGCGCCTGCCGGTCGTCCGGCGCTCTAGCTCCCGCAGGAGGACCGCCCAGAGCCTCTCGTAGTACCAGAGGCCCCTGCGCTGGACCTCGAAGTAGTCCGGCCAGACCTCGTAGACGTCGAGCGTATCGGTCACGAGCGCCAGCCTATCGTGAGCCGCCGCCACATCGCCGCCGCGGCACGCCGCACGAAGCCGCCGATGCGCTTGAGGAGCGCGATCACGCCAGTCTCGTCTAGGCCCAAGTCCCTCAGTCCTGCACGGTGCGCATCGTGCGCGGGTTGTACTGGTAGGTCACCTGGTAGAGGCCCACGCGGAGCGTGTGGTGCGCGTGATCAGGGTGGGTCAGGACGGCCTCGCTCTCGACGACGACGACCGGGCCGAGGATGGCGTTCGGCTGCGAGCCTTCGGGGTCCTTCACCCAGTTCGGGTACTTGACGCCAGCGTAGACCTTCACATTCCCCTCCACGATGTGCCGCGCGCCCACGGTGTTCCCAACCGCGACCTGGCGCGTGCCGAGGAGTTCTCCGCGCGGGTGGGTGTCAGCGACGGCATGGAGGTAAACGTCTCCCTGGTGGATAACCTCGCCGATCTTGATGTCGGAGTTGTCGCGCAGCTCGGGGCACGCCTTGGATGCGGCGGCCTCGATCTCGGCAAACACCTGCTCGGCGGTCCTCTCGGGATGGATTTTGGTCTTCGTCATGTGGTCACTTCCTAGCTCTTGGAGATGATTCTGGATTCGTCGAGGCCGCAGATGGACGCGTGGGCCTTGCGGCAGTTATTGACCGTCTTCGGAACTGGCATGTGGTACACGCGGGAGGTGCTCCCGTCAGTACCGACGAGCCAGCGCTCGCCATGCTTATCCTGGAGGAGCGCCCTCGGGGCGGCGCCGCGGCGAGCGCCCTCGTAGTCTACATCGATCACCTTGGCTCCGGTGTCGCGGAGGTATTTGCCGACGCCGTACTTCTCGCGCATGACTCTGGAGACCTCGGCGTTCTCTTCGGCGTCGATGACCTCGACCGTGAGCCTCTCCGGCTGCATCACGACCCACTCCGGCACGCGGACGCCGTGCAGGTGGTAGACGGCAAACCCATCCGCCCAGAGGTGTGAAGGTCCGTCGTCGCAGTGCGGGACGTGCGCGCCGGCCGCGTTGGTGTACGTGATGAGGCGTACGGGCTTCTCAGAGATCATGCAGACATGCTCGCCCATCCAGCGGAATCCGGATAGGCGCGCCAGAGCTTCCCAGTGCGCGTACTTCGCGTAGGCGTCCTGGAGTTCTGGGCGCAGGCCAAGGCCCATCTCGTCACGCCAGAAGACGATAAACGAGCACCAGCCAGCCCACATGTTGCCGCCCTGGTAGAACGAGCCCCAGTTGCGCGAGAGCGCAAAGGCGGCGCGCATGGCGGCGTCCGTGGCGGCGTACGTGGCGGCGTACGTGGCGGCGTACGTGGCGGCGTACGTGGCGGCGTCCGTGGCGGCGTCCGTGGCGGCGTCCGTGGCGGCGTACGTGGCGGCGTCCGTGGCGGCGCGCGTGGCGGCGCGCGTGGCGGCGCGCGTGGCGGCGTACGTGGCGGCGCGCGTGGCGGCTTCCGTGGCGGCGCGCGTGGCGGCTTCCGTGGCGGCGCGCGTGGCGGCGTCTGTGGCGGCGTCCGTGGCGGCGTACGTGGCGGCGTCCGTGGCGGCGTACGTGGCGGCGCGCGTGGCGGCGTCCGTGGCGGCGTCCGTGGCGGCGTACGTGGCGGCGCGCGTGGCGGCGTCCGTGGCGGCGGCCGTGGCGGCGTCCGTGGCGGCGTCCGTGGCGGCGTACGTGGCGGCGTACGTGGCGGCGTCCGTGGCGGCGCGCGTGGCGGCGTACGTGGCGGCGCGCGTGGCGGCGCGCGTGGCGGCGTCCGTGGCGGCGTACGTGGCGGCGTACGTGGCGGCTCCGCTAGCTCGGTCGCGCCACCACTGCTCTGCCGCGCCGCCCGCCAGCGCCATCACTAGCGGACTAGGCACGACGACGATGGCCTTGGGCTGCGGCAGGCTAGCCGCGGCGTATAGGCCGCGCGCCGCCGCAATGCAGCGCTCGCGCTCCTCGTCCGTCATCCGCCCGGTCGAGAGCGCAATATCGATCCACTCGTCCCGGTAGACGGCGAGTTTGGCGGTCTGCTCTGGCGTGAGCTTCGTGATCTTCTTGTACTTCACAGCGCGGCCTCCTTGAGCCTCCAGGCCCGATACGTCCTCATGGTCACGAGCGACTCGGCGGGCTCCACGAGCCCTTCCTTCCGCATGCGCTCTATGGCGTCGTATACGCGATGCTTCTTGAGTCCTGTGACGGCCGCTATCTGCGCTACGTCTCGCGGCTGGCGCAGGGCTGCCTTGACGATCCGGAGTGTCATGGCGTGATCTTTCCGCTGGGCTTTCATGGTGTCGATCATCTGGTGAATGGTGTGCCGTGGGCGGGACACTCCCCAGTGCTCGCCCACGGCTGCGCGGCGTACACAGCCGCACATTGCCTGAAACGTACCCCTCTAGTGCGGCGTCGGGAGACTCCCGACCTCTTCCCCGCCGGCCCACGGGAGCCAGGGGTAGCCGCCGCCGGGCGGGAGTCGGTGCGAGCGACCGCCGTCGGCGCCGCGGTAAGAGCGCTTGGCTTTGCGCATCGGCACCCAGCGGCCGGCGGAGTTCTGCCGGCAGAGCTTCCCGCCGCGCACCTTGTAGTGCTCGCCGGCCGGAGTCGTCATGACGTCCGACGACGAGGCCGTGGGGTTGTTGGCGCTGGAGTGGGCGCCAGGAGTCGCGTCAACGGCGGACGAAAACCCTCCGCCCGAGACGACGTTGGTGCGGACGTCTCCGGGAACTGCGTGGACTTCGAGCTTCACGGTCTCCCCGCCCCCGGTCCAGTAGGACCCGTCCGATGCCTCCTGCGCCAGCGCGGCGCTAGAGAGGATCGAGATGGCGAGGAAGACATGCAGGAACTTCATGGGTATCCCTCCGGTTGGCTAGCGCTCGTACGCCCGCCACAGGCGAGCCAGTAGGCGCCAGTGTTTGTAGCCGGTCTTCTCCTCCAGCGTGGCGCAGAGCACGTCCTCGCGCACGTCGCGGAGCGAGATCCAGCGGTCCACCATGCTCGACACCTCCGGGCGAAGGTCGGCGTCGGGTCGCCACTGGAGTTCCATGACGATCACCTCGGCCGCGTAGAATGCGAGGAGGGCCTGGCGGACCTTGCGTGATGTCTCGTAGGCGCGGCCGGCCTCGTCGCGCGTCGGGAGTCCGCCCAGGCGTTCTAGGAGCAGTCCGTCGCCAGTGAGGTCGTAGTCCCCGGCATCGCCGCCGAGGTATTGCCTCGCCTCCTGGAGCGTCATCTTCTGGAAGTCCTCATCCTCCCACTGGCTGATCGTGGCGCCTATCAGGCCGGCCTCGGTAGGCAGAAACTCCTCCTCGAACGTGGCCCCCCTGCCCTCGGCGCTCACCATGACGCGCGAGATCAGGTCCTCGTCCGAGGAGGAGTAGAAGGGGAGGTCGGTCGCGTAGCCCTCGTCGGGTTCACCATGAGTCGGAAGGAGGCCAATCACTTCCCGACTAGGGCCGTCTGCCTGTGTGAGGGGAGGAGGCAGGACCGCAGCGCATCCCATGTCCCCTGCGTTACGACCGACCTCCGGTCGCTCTTGTTCTTTGACCGGCCAGACAATCCAGAGGACCACTGAGACCGCAGCCGCTAGGCAGGCGGCCCCGATGGCCGTGTCTACGTGGTATCTGGTATCCGGAGTCACGCCTTCTCCGCCGTCCCGAGGACCGCCTTCAACTTCCCGACGATCTCGACGAGCGCCGCCTTGATCTGGGGGATGGCCTTGTTCTCCACGAGGGCGGAGACAGCGTCGTGGGCATGGGCGAGCTCTCGCACCACCTCGGCCTTTTCCTGGGCCTCGATGTCCTTGAGGCGGGCCTGGAGGTCGGCGCGCACTTCCTCGCGACTGCGCCGCTTTCTGGGCGTCGTCGTCTGTTCGTTCGATTCGATCACTTGGAGGCCCCCAGGCTGCGCGCCAGCTTCGCCAGCGCGGGGTAGTTGTGGCTGATCCCGCGGTTCCCGAACTTCTTCAGGGGTACACCGTTCTGGCGCATCATGAAGGCGCGCGTGCAGGCCTCTGCTCGGGTCTGCCCACAGAGGGCCACTACCTCGTCCAGCGACGACGCCTGTTGCCAGATCGTCACGAACTCCTCGGGGGTAGCCTTGGTCTTCTTCACTCTCACAGCATGACCTCGTTCACAGTTGAAGGAACCCACCCGGGCTCCAGGAAACTCTTCGCCTTCGTCCAGTCCGAGTAGCCGGCGTACCGGAGACACTTCTCGGCGTAGGCGAGGGTGTGCTTGTAGACGGGGTGCTCGTAGCGCCTGGCGTCCTCCAGTACAGAGACCGCCCAGGCAAGCTCCATGCGGCGGTAGGCGTCTCGCTGAGCCTCGCTCTTCGTCTGCGGCGTCGTCGTCGATCTGTTGAGGATCTCCCAGAGCTTCCCGACGTTGGGTCTCCCGCGAGGGTTCTCCCGGAGCCAGGTTGCGACCGCATCGACGAGGCGCTCTCCGTTGACCTGGGCGAACTCTTTCCGCCAGTGGGCAGCGACAGCGGCTTCGTCGTCGGGGGCTCGGCGGTCGTCTGATACGACGAGGCGCATAGCTCTGGTGATGCTGTCCTCCACGTCTAGACGTGCTTCCAGATCCAGAAGACGCCGAGCCACAGTGCTGTCAGAAGGCCAGCGAGAGCAAGGATGGCCATTCCACCCAGGATTGCCTCGGCCCCCTCATGCTCCTCTTCGGCGGGCTTCTTCATGAGCCCAACCGTACCATGAGACAAAGGCCAGCGGGTGACTCGCCCTGACTCAGTACGCAGTATTTACATGCCTGTGTAGGAGAAAATGTCCTGTGCCTCTACGGAACCGTGGCTCAGACCCCCCTACCCCCCATGCTCGCCAGCAGGGGTGGACCAGGAGTTATTCCCTCCGAGGTATTTCTAGCCCGCGGTCCTCGGATGCCTGGTGGCGCCCACAGATCGGCGGGCGTCGGCTGTCGGCCTTTCAACCAGGACCCTATTCGCGGTCGAGGGGCGGACAGCTACCTGCCCCTCACGGACTGACGGGGAGTCTACGCGGCGTCCCCGAAGAAACCCGCTGCACGCCGTCTCAAGCTGGCGTACACTGGCGCAAGCTGTTTGCACGAGATCGGTCTACCCCGCACAGGGTGACCGTTGCAAGGCCCGGGAGTTCAGACCCCCCGGGCCTTGTTTTTTTCCGCCTCCCGTTGTCTCATCCTCCACGAGACGACGACGCCGCGTGACTCGCTTTTCAAGCAACGCCCTCACCGCCCGCCTCCTGGCGCAGCAGGGCATCCCGAGCGAGACGGTCCAGAGCTGGCGCGGCAAGGTGCGCCACGACCTGTTCGGGGTGGGCGACACGGTGGCCCTGTGTACCTACGGCCTCAGGCTCATACAGAACTGCTCCTACGGCACGCTGAAGGAGCACCGCGACACGATCAACGAGAGCGCCCACATAGGCCGCCTGGACGCCCTGAAGGTCCCCATCGACATCTGGGAGTGGCGGCGCAAGAAAGTGGGCCGGAAGCTCCTCTGGTTCGTCCGCACCCAGGAGCGCCGCTCCCGCCTGTGGCTGGACGTCTCCGACTGGGACGGCCCGCACGACCTCTACCCGAAGACGACGAAAGGCAAAGCATGAAACCCAGACGTGTTTTCGTGATCTTGGAGCTGGAGACCGACATCCCCCTGAAGCAGTTGAAGTTTGCGCCCAACTGGCGCCCGGCCTGGTACGGAGGCGTCCTGCAAGTCCAGGCCAACGTCGCCCGCCAGGCGAAGCCGAAGGCGCGCAGCAAGCGGAAGTCGAAGCGCTAGTCGAGTGAGCACGCCGGAGCCCTGGGAGATCGGAGCCTACCCGAGCGCCTGCCGCGTCTGCGCGGCCGTCTCGTGGTACAGGCCAGCGGACCCATCGGACGAACTGCGGCCGTGCGGGCACAGGTTCGAGATCTTGGCCGGCGATCCTCCGGACATGCCAGACATGTGGTGGCAGTGGCTCTCCAGATGGACGCGGCGCGACGAGCGCGAGCGGATGATCGGCCACATCCGATATCAGATCGTCTCAGACGAATGCTGGGGCGGACCGAAGGTGGCCGAGTGAGCACGCCGGAGACCGTAGACCGCCGCAGGGTGCTCCGCGGCCCAGCCGCGACCCTCATGCTCTGCCGCGAGCGTGAGGTCCTGTGCGAGGGTCCTACGCGCTCCGCGAAGTCCTGGTCGCTCCTCTTCAAGATCGACGCCTGCGCCCGCGGCTTCAACGGCTCCCGCCAACTCGTCACTCGCCAGACGCGCAAATCCCTCAACGAGTCGATCCTGAAGGACTGGCGCGACGAGATCCTGTGGACCGGCCACCCCGCGGTCTCCAAGACCGCCTCCCGCGACCACCAGGACCTCTACCGCTACGACAACGGCTCAGAGGTCTTCTTCGCCGGCCTGGAGTCGATGCAGGACACGGCCTCCCCGATCCTCTCGACCAAGTGGGACCGGATCTACGTCGTCCAGGCCGAGGAGACCAAGGAGAGCGCCTGGGAGACGCTCACGACGCGCCTCTCGTCCTTCAAGACGCCCTACCACCAGATCATCGCCGACGTGAACCCAGCGGCCCCAAGCCACTGGATCAACAAGCGCTTCAACCTGAAGTCGAAGCTAGGCCGCCGCCGCCTCCGCTTCCGGCACTACGACAACCCGCTCTTCTACGACGGCGACTACCCGAACGGCACCTGGACGAAAGAGGGCTTCGAGTACGTCGAGGGCCTCAAGGCGACGCTGACCGGGGTCCGCTACAAGCGCTTCTACCTCGGCCAGTGGGCCGCAGCGGACAACCTGATCCTGGAGAACTGGGACCCGGAGAAGCACGTCGTCGCCGGGTCGATGGAGTACGACGAGCAGCGCGGATGGCTCATCACGCTGCCAGGGGTCGAGAACCCGATCCGCGTCTTCTACTTCACGGCCGGCGTCGACTGGGGGTGGTCTCCGGACCCGGGCGCCATGTCCCTCTGGGCCTACGACAGCCCGCGCTGGCACGAGAAGATCCGCCGCTTCCGCGTGGCCGAGGTCGTCAAACTCAAGTGGCAGCGCGAGGAGTGGGGCGAACTCGCTGAGGCCTGGGCCGGGAAGTACGGGGTGAAGTACTTCTCCTGCGACGGCTCGAACCCCGAGGCCATCCGCTACTTCAACCTGAAGCTCCGGAAGTTCGCCTCGACGTCGGGCGCCATCGCCGTGAAGTGCCCCCCTATCGGCGGCGGCCACCAGCGCGACCGCACCAAGGGCTCCCAGATCGACCTCATGCGCCAGGGCCTGGGCTCCCCCTCCGGCCACCAGCGCACCTATCTCCTCAAGGACGCCTTCCCGGAGGGCCTGGACGAGGAGCTGCGCCGCCAGGGGCAGCCGACCTGCTACGAGGAGGAGGTCGAGTCCTGGAGCTTCCTGGTGCGCCAGGGACAAGACCGCCCCGAGGGGATCCCCGACGACAAGTGCGCCGACCACGCCCTCGACGCGGCCCGGTACGATGAGGTCCTGAACTTCGCCCGAGGCTTCGGGCGCGACCTCGTGGACACGACGAAGGCCTCGGCGGAGACGTACGGAGACGAGTGGGCGCGGCACCGCCGCGAGAAGCGCCGCGAGGAAGAGCGGCGCGGGAAGTACCGCCGGCAATGATGCTCGACACGCGAGAGCCCTACCGAGTCGTGGAGGCCTTCGAGCGCGCCCTGGAGGCGTACACGGGCGCCCCCCACGTCGTCGCCGTGGACTCCTGCACCAACGCCCTGTTCCTGTGCTTTCAGGAGGCGAAGCTCGACGACGACTGGGACCGGCGCGTGACGCTACCGAAGCACACCTACGTCGGAGTAGCCCAGGCGGCACGCAACGCGGGGCTCATCATCGAGTGGTCGGACAAGGAGTGGCTCGGCCGCTACGAGATCGAACCCATCGGCGTCGTCGATTCGGCGAAGTGGTTCTACGAGCACATGTACGCCGACACGCCCGGGAAGTTCGTCTGCCTCTCGTTCCAGGCAGCGAAGACCCTCCCTATCGGGCGCGGGGGAGCGATCCTCACCGACGACGCCTGGGTGGCCGACCGCCTGCGCAGGATGCGCTTCGATGGCCGCGAGCCCGGGAAATCGCTCGACGAGCAGGAGAACTTTGGGCGGGGTTGGCATATGCACCTTGCCCCGCCCGACGCCGCACGTGGGCTCTGGCTCCTCTCGTGGGCGAAGAAGTACAACGAGCCGCAGCGTGGGGAGTACCCGAATCTCTCAGAGAAAGAGTGGACTTGAGTAACGTCCTGATTTTGGGTGGGACAGGTACGTTCGGCAGCGCCTTCGTCCCCGCCGCGCTCGCCACCGGCGAGGTTGAGCGCCTCGCCGTCTTCAGCCGCGACGAGCACAAGCAGTTCCACATGCGGCGCGCGCTGGGCGACGACAAGCGCCTGCGCTGGTTCATCGGAGACGTGCGCGACTACGACCGCCTGCGCCTCGCCATGCGTGGCGTCGATACGGTGGTCCAGGCCGCAGCGCTCAAGCACGTCCCCAGCGGGGAGGCCAACCCGTTCGAGCACGTCAGGACGAACGTCCTCGGCTCCCAGAACGTCGCCCTCGCCGCAGCCGAGGAGGGGGTGGAGCGCGTCATGGGCGTCTCCACAGACAAGGCCGTCGAGCCGACGACGCTCTACGGGGCCACCAAGCTCTGCATGGAGCGCCTGTTCATCGCCTCCAACGCCAACATCGGGCGCACGAAGTTATCCTGCGTCCGTTACGGGAACGTGCTGGGCTCGCGCGGCAGCTTCCTGGAGACGCTGCGGACGCTGAAGGAGAAGGGTGCCAAGACCTTCCCGCTCCGCAGCATGGAGAGCACGCGCTTCTGGCTCTCAGCCGAGGACGCCGCCTCCTTCGTGCTCGCGCGCCTCGCGGACATGGAGGGCGGGGAGATCTTCGTGCCGAAGCTCCCAGCCTCGTCCGCCTACGCCTTCGCCAAGTCGATCCTCCCCGACGCCGAGCCCGCGATGGAGGAGATGCCGGTGGGGGAGAAGGTCCACGAGACGCTCATCTCTGGAAACGAGAGCCAGATGGTCGAGGAGCGCGAGAGCTACTTCATCATCCGACCGCACGGGCCGCGCTCTACGGCCCGCCAGTGGAGGTACACGAGTAATGAGCAGCGAGCCCCTGTTTCCTGAGGAAGAGGAAGAGCCAGTGCCCGAAGAGCCTATCGTCGTCGATTGTCCGACCGCCCACCCCCAGGCCCCGCACCAGCGCCAGCGCACGGCCCCCGTTGGCCTCCAGGCTGCGCTAGCCAAGTGCCGCGACGAGATGATCGCGGAGGCCTCCCAGGTCGCTCGTATGGGCAAGGCCTACGGCCCGCACGAGTTCCTGAAGTTCGCCAACCGCTGGTTCCGGAAGGGGTACGACGCCAAGCCGTGAAGAAGTGGAACGTCATCTCCGGTGGCCCATCCCGTGAGCACCTGACGCAGCTCGACCTCATAGAGGAGGCCCCGGTCGTCACGATCAACCGCGCGATCGACGTGACCGACAAGGGGATCGGCGTGGACTTCGCCATGTTCGCGGACCCGCCCTCCCACGTCGTTCCCAACCTCAAGCTGGAGAAGTACCTGACGCCCCCGCTCCAGGTGTGGTGCCCGCGCTCGAACCTACTGCGTGAGGGCGGCGTCTTGCAGCTCCTCGACTTCGTGACGCTGTGGGAACCCTTCCTGCCGGCCTCCATAGGGGTCCGGACGACGCCTACGGGAACGGTGGACACAGAAGACCCGACGACGCGCCGGCACGGCTTCGCGCTCCTCATGGCGCTGGAGCGGATCATGCTCTTCCGCCCCGAGCGCGTGCGCGTCCTCTGCGCCGACATGATGGGGTCCTGGGCCCCAGGCCTGACGGAGGAGGAGTGCGAGATGCACCAGAGCGAGCTGGAGCAGTACAAGCGCCAGCTCTCCTCGGCCCAGAAGCAGCTCAACGCCTCGGGGGGCAAGAACAAGACATACGAGGTCATGCGGGACAACCTCCAGGTGATGCTCAACGAACTGCTCGCCAAGGGGAACCCCGGCAAGTTCAAGCGCTGGGCGCACGAGCGCCGGCACCTGAAGGAGCTGGAGGCCCGCGCGAAGCTCGTCGGGTGCGAGTTCGAGTGGCGCTCCCCGAAGGCGATCACGGCGTGAGGACCGTTGTAGGCGTCCAGGCTCGCCTAGGATCCACGCGGCTCCCCGCGAAGGTCCTCATGCCCATCTGCGGCAAGACCCTCCTGGAGCGCGTCCTGGAGGCCTGTGGCGACGCCTACGAGCGCTTCGTCCTCATCCCCGACACGCCCCGAGACGACGAGCTAGCCTGGTTCCTGCGCCAGAAGCGGATCCCGTTCCTGCGCGGACCAGAGGAGAACACCCTCGCCCGCTACCTGGCGCTCCTCGACGCCACGGGGGCCGACAAGATGATCCGCGTCTGTGGCGACTCGCCATTCCTGGAGCCGAAGTGGATCCAGCAGGCAGCCGAGCACGTCTCGCCCGTCTTTGTTCCAAGCGCGCTCCACGGGGGAGGCCAGGAGATCTGGAGGCTCTGCGGCCTCTCGCTCGGCGGCGTCGATGAGCACGCAGGCCACGACTGGTTCAAGGCTCACGCTGTGAACATCCCGCTCGTTCCCGACGACCTGATCATGGTGAACACGGCCGAGGACCTAGCCAGGGCTCGCAGCCGCTTTGTCACAAAGTAGCCGCTCGGAGAGGTCGGGCTACAGTCTCAAACTGTGGCGCTGGACCTCACCGCTCAGGGGCTCGACATGGAGGGCCGCAAGGCCAGGGAACACCGGGACAGGTTCCTGGGAGAGTCCTACTACGACTCCATCCAGCGGTACGTCGGCCCCGGCTACCGGACGACCGGGCGCACGGACATTGACTTCGACAACCACGCTTACAAGTGGCTGTCCCTCTTCCTGCCGATCCTCGCCTCGGGGAACCCCCGCATCCGTACGAAGACGCCGCGCCAGGGTAGCGCCGCCGCCATCTGCAAGGCGGTCGAGTTCGGAGTCAACCGGAACTTCGAGCTGACCAACGCCAAGCGCACGATCGAACAGCTAGCGACTGACTGGGCCTTCAAGTGGTGTGTGGCGTTCACGACCGCCCGCCCAGTGGCCGGGCTCCTGGAACGCGAGGACCCGCCCTACCGACCGACGACGAAGAGGATGTCCCTCATGGACTACCTCTGGGACCCGGTAGCCCTCCAGCATTCGGAGGCCCGCTACCAGGGCCACCGGATCATCCGCGACCAGGACTCGCTCCTGAAGGAGGCGAAGGAGTTCCCCGGACGCGGCTGGAACGTCGAGGCGATCGAGGGCCTCTCAGGCAAGCCCGACCGTGAGCTGCGCGGCGAGAAGCTGGAGGCGACCTACGACCGCGACGAGGTGGAGTACTGGGAGTTCTGGGTGCCCGAGGCGGAGCTGGAGTCTGCGAAGACGGAGGCCGGGAAGAAGTTCATCCCGACGTCCGAGCGCGGCTACCACGGGACCATCTTCACGGTCGCCAAGGGCTCGATGGACTGGATCCGCGAGCCGCGCCCCTACTGGGGGCCGCGCGACGGCCCGTACACGTTCTCTGGCTACCTCTACGTCCCCGACCGCGCAGTGCTGCTCTCACCGCTCACCGCCACCGCAGCGCAGGCAGAGATCCACGCCTCTGTCTGGAACGCGGCCGTGGAGGCCATCCGCCGCTACAAGCGCGGGGTGGCTGTCTCCTCGTCGGCGTCGGCGGACATCGCGGAGAAGATCAAGGAGTTCGAGGATCAGGACGTCTTCGAGGTTGAGGGGCTCGCCGAGGACGTCTCCAAGGCCATCATCGAGATCGAGAAGGGCGGCCTCACGCCCCAGCACCTCACGATGCTCCAGGTGCTCTCCCAGAACCTAGAGCAGGCGTCCGGCCTCACGGAAGCCGCGATGGGGCAGGCGACAGGCGCCTCGACGGCGACGGAGGCCTCGATCGCCCAGATGTCGAGCGGTAAGCGTATGGGATTCATGGCCGAGAAGTTCACGACGAGCGTCGTGAAGCCGATCGCCGCCAAGGAGGCCTGGATCCTCGCCATGCACCCCAAGGCCTCTATCGCTCTCGGGCCTGAGGCGGAGGGGGTCTTCCTCGACCCGACGACGGGCGAGCCGATCGAGTACCCGGTCCTGGAGGGCGGGCTCAAGTACGCCGACCTCCTGGAGGACATGGACATGGAGATCGAGCCGACGTCTATGCGGTTCACCTCCGAGCTGCTGGAGTCGGAGATCAGCGCCCAGCAGGACGCCTGGATCGGCACCTTCGGCCCCATGATCCCGCAGATGCCGTGGATCGAGTGGGCGCAGGTGCTCGCCAAGAAGGCTGAGCAGTGGCGCGACCCCTCCTGGGCGAAGGTCGTCAACGTGAACAAGGCGATGGTCTTCGGCCAGATGATGACCCAGATGAACCTCCAGGGGATCCCTGGCCAGCAGACGCCGCAGCCGCGCCTAGGAGCCGACATCCAGCCCGCCCCGAGCCTCAAGGCCTCGGAGACGCCGGCCGGCTTCTCGAAGAACTCCAGGGCGCAACAAAACAAAGGACCTCGCTCGGCGGGGACCAGCAAAGAGACCCACAGCACCCCCTCAGGGAGGAAATAACACATGAGCACGATGCAGAACTTCGAGAAGGGCGTGGACTACAAGTGCATCACCAAGCCGGCCTCCAGCGAGGCGGCCGAGAAGGGTGAGGCGACGCGCCCCTGTAACGAGTTCACCGGCGAAGCCCCCAAGGGCCACACCGGCAAGAGCGCCCCGCAGATGAACTTCTCCAACGGAAACGGACGGTAGCCCCATGCCTTCCAGTCGCTTCCAGCGCGCCCACGGCCAGGACATGACTGGCCAGAGCGTCGGCGAGTACTCGTCGAAGCTCGGCAGGGCGGCCTTCCGTGGGCAGTCCATGGAACTGGCCAACAAGGACGACGCCAAGGCGGCCGGCTTCAAGGTCTACAAGGAGACCACGGACTCTCGTCGGTACGGCGAGGGCAAGCGGAGGATCCGCTAGTGCCCCGAGGTGGCCGTGCCCGGCGTATCCACATCGCCAAGCGTGGCGGGACGGACGGCGGAGTGTCGTTTCAGCTCCCGGTTGGCTGGGACGACGGCTCCGGCAAGATCCGCCACGTCCAGAGCGGGCCGCTGAAGGGGCGCGTCTACTTCACGTCCCGCCACGAGGCCCAGGAGATCGCCAAGCGCCTCCAGGACAAAGACCAGCGCAACGTCCGCTACGACCCCGACTAGTCAATCCTTGTCACATTATGGACCGGGAGTCTTGGGAGACTCTACTTCCGGTCTTGATGGACAAGAAGATCGAAGCAACCGGGGGTCCCGCGGCTGGCAAGTCCGCGGAGAAGGCAGACCCGCTCGCCCAGGCCAAGGCCCACTTCGACGCCGCGCTCGCCAAGGAGAAGGCTGAGCGTGCAGGCGACGTCGAGGCGGAGCCAGAGCCCGAGGCCGCTCCCGAGAAGCCGGCGAAGAAGCCCAAGGCCGAGAAGGCCAAAGCCGCTCCGAAGCCTGAGGCCGACGTCGAGTCCCTGACGAAGCAGGTCAAGGAACTCTCGACGAAGATCGCCGAGCGCGAGAAGCCGGTCGAGAAGAAGGCGGAGCCGGCGAAGGATCCGATGGAGGCCGTGAAGGCCTACCTCGCGGAGCAGTTCGGCGAGGACGAGGCCGCCGCACTCTCCACCGCCTTCGGCTCAGTGCTGGCGCCGCTCCTCAAGCGCACCGAGCAGATGGAGCAGATCATCGCCGAGGCCTCGAAGCGCGGCAAAGACCTCGCCTCGAAGTCCAACCGCTCGCGCGTCGGCGAGAAGTACGAGCACCTACTGAAGCAGGACGGTGCCTGGAAGATGGTCCAGGCCCAGGCGGAAGCCCTCGCCACGTCCGAGCCGAATAAGTTCGAGACGCCCGAGGAGTACTACGATCACGTCGCCGACACCCTCTACGGGGAGATGGTCGCCGACAAGGAGCCCGAGGAGGAGGACGAGGTGGAGGAAGAGGCCGAGCGCGTGAAGGCGAGTCAGATGACCAACCCCTCGCGCTCCAAGGCCGAACGCAAGCTCTCTCCGGAGGAGAAGTCTAAGGCCATCTTCGACCACCTCCTGAAGAACCCCGACGATCTCGCGGGCGCGAAGAAGGTCGCGCGCCAGCTCCGAGTCCACTAGCGCACAGGTAAGCCATGAGCGGATCCGCAGTAACCCTGTTCAACAACTTCATGGAGGCTCAGGGGCCTCTGTACCTGACGTCTCCGGATGCCGTCATCAACGACGCGCAGATCCATCGCACCTACTCCACGGGTGCGCTCATGGGCGGCGACCGCGGCATGAAGAAGATGGTCACCGGCGGGTCGGAGGTGCGCTTCGCCACCTTCTTCCAGACGGGCCAGGTCACCAAGCACGTCCAGCCCGGAGAGACGCGCACCTGGCAGCAGCCCCAGAAGCTCGTGCACGGCGCGTCGAAGATGCGCTACCGCGAGTCGCACATGGCCTGGACGCGCCAGGTCATCATGCACAACGAGGGCGCTCGCTTCGGCGACCCGACGCGCATGTTCCACCAGTTCGTGGACCATCGCCACCACCTCGAACAAATGATGTGGACCGACTACTGGGACTTCGACGAGTCCCACGTCTGGAGCGAGCCTGACTTCACCGAGATGGAGGCCGCCGCGGGCGGCACCGAGGGCAAGTTCTACTCGATCCCCGCGTTCATCAACGAGTACACGAACGGCCTGTTCAACAACTCGGGCACGGCCGGCACCCAGTGGACGACCGTCCACGGCTTCGACCCGACGAGCACCACGCGCGGTCAGGACCGCTACAAGCACCCCGTGCTCGTGTACACGAACGAGATCACGACCCAAGACAAGCTCCTGGCGTCGGGCAACCTGCTCGCGGCGCTCGACAAGGCGTGGAAGCGGGTCCACTTCGAGAAGCCGCCGCAGTCGGGTGAGTACTTCTCTAACCCGGGCTACAACAACCAGCAGATCTTCACGTCGGAGATGGGTCAGACGGCCTACACGATCGCGCTCCGCGCCGCTCAGGACCTCTTCGTGGTCCAGGGCCGCCAGGACCCCGCGGTCCCCGACCCCTGCTTCAACTTCATCCCGGTCAAGTACGTGACCGCGCTCAACACGGCCACGCTGTACCCGTCGGAAGGTGGCGGCGTCGCCACGAACAACGTGGCGGAGTCCAGCTCCGCTGCGAAGAACGGCGCGGGCCCGCGCTTCTACTTCATCAACTCGAACTACCTGTACCCGTACTTCGACGAGGACATGTTCTTCGAGCGCGGGAAGGTGCGCGAGCACTACAACGACCCGGACACGTTCGTGATGCCGGTGTTCATCTGGGGCAACCTCCAGTGCACATCCCGCATCCGCCAGGCGCTCGTGCGCCCCGGCCAGAGCGTCTACACCTCCCTCTACACCTAGCCAAGAAGACAAGATCACATGGGTATCTTCTTCGAGAAGCCCACCAAGGGCCCGGATGTCGTCGGCGGTATCTGGCCGATCAAGGACCGCGGCAAGTTCTGGAACCGCACCGGCCGCACGGTCTCAAAGGGCGAGGTCATCCAGATCGCGTTCACCCCCGGCGAGGCGACCGAGATCGCCACGAACGACGCGAACAGCTACATCCCCGGCGCGTCGAACGACACGATATGGAACACGGTCATCGACCCGATCTCCAACGACGCCTCTGGATCTTCGATCCAGCGCGGCGGCATGTGGGGCGTCGTGCTCGACGATTCCGTGGCCGACAACAGTCCGGTCAACTGCCAGATCTTCGGGGTCTGCGAGGCGTACGTCCACCGGGCGAACACGACCTCTTCGAACCCCGGGACGCCCCTCACGGTGTACGGCTCGAACGCCGCGACCAAGACCAACACCTTCGACCCGATCATCCTCTCCAACGAGGTCGTCGTGGCGATGCTGCTCGGCTTCTCCAACGCCGCGCTGACCACGAAGCGCCTCCGCAAGGTGTTCCTGCACCAGGGCCTCCTGTGTCAGGCAGTCGGCCGCAACGGCGGATTCACCTAGACCAACGTTTGCGTCACTTCTCCTCTGGCGGCCCCCGCTTCCCGACCCACGCGGGGAGTGGGGGCCGCTCCCTTTGAGGTCGCCCCATGGCTGTATCCGTCAAGCACATCCTAGACCACATGCGGGACACGCTGGGCGGCGGCGAGTTCCCGCCCAACCTGGACCAGATCAACGTCCTCAATCAGGCGGGGCAGCACCTCTACTCTATGCACCCCTGGCGCTGGGCGCAGGGGCGCGCGACGCTCCTCGACCTCCGGGGTACGGTCTCCGGCACTGGCGCTACCTGGACGGCCGCCACGAACACGCTGACGCTCTCCAGCGCCTTCACGACGTACGCCTTCGTCGAGGGCGACGAGATCCAGATAAACGACGGCGGCAGTGGAGCCACGGAGGGCTTCTACGAGGTCGGGAGCAGGACGTCCGACAACGCCGTCGTCCTCTCGACGTCGATCTCCGCGACCGACCAGACGGGCGTCGGGTTCGTCCTCCAGCCGTTCACGATCGACCTCCCCGACGACCTCCGGGACATCATCGCCATCCACGGGACGGATACGGTAGAGCGCACGGTCACACTGACCTCGCTCTCCGAGGTCCTGCACATGCGCGAAGACTCCGGGCCAACGGACATCGCGTGGTACGCCGCAGTCGCCTACGTCGGCTCGCCGCCGACCCCAGTTCTCGAGATCGGCCCGGGGGCGGGGGACAACGAGGTCGGGGCCTTTCGCCTCTTCTATCGCTCCAGGTGGGCGACGCTCCGCACCGACTCGACGGTCATCGACGTCCCGGAGTTCGTGGAGGCCCTGCTCATCCAGATCGCCCGCGCCTTCGCCCGAGGCTACGTCAGGGAGGACCTGGGCTCGCTCGACGCCCGCCTCGCCGAGATCGGAGCCGGCCCCATCTTCGAGGCTGCCAAGCGCTCTGACGGCAACGTGCAGCCCTCCTTCGGGAAGCTGCGTGGAGGCGGGCCTACGATCTGGCGTCGGGGTCGGGTGTCGAACTTCAATGAGCTGGCCTCAAGGGTCTCTCCGCCCCTGTGACCTATGGTCGCAATACTGATTACGCCCGACGACCGGTTTGATGCGGATGGCTTCATCGAGAGTCCAGCCGAGCTTCAGCCGCTTGTAGACGAGCCTGTCCCTGACTCCGGCGCGGATGCTCAGCTGCCGGATGGAGAGCCTCTCGCCACCCACATCGAAGAAGGTTGGCCTGCGGCTGTTGTTGGTCTGCTCCAGCGGCGTCGCCCATCGGCAGTTCTTGGGCGTGTAGTCTCCGTCGGAGTCGATTCGGTCGAGCGAGTGAATGTCGCTTGGGCGTTCCCCCATGTCGGCGAGGAACGCAGAGAAGGATCGCTCCCAGCGAGCGCAGACTCGGATGCCGCGTCCGCCGTAGAGCGGGTTGCTTCCTCGGCAGCGCTGTTTCATGCCGTTCCATGTGCTGTACAGGGGGTGACTGCTCAGTCCGTGGAATTCGCCTACAAGGCAGCCGCACGAGCGGGTTCCGTCGGTCAAAAGCTGTCCGGCCGGTATCGGCTTCTCCTTGCCGCAGTCGCATCGACAGAGCCACAGACGTACGGTCTTGTTGTCCGTCGTGCGCCTCCGGCCATGAAGCCCGAGAACCAAGAGGAGCCCGAAGCGCCGCCCAGCGAGGTTGTAGGCCATTTCCCCGACATTCTAACCGTCAGCCCGCCGCTCTAGGACATGGAGAAGCCCTTCCCCATCCGCTGGCCCGCCGCCGGCCTCGTCGAGGGGTGGTCGTTCTCTGACCAGCCCGAGGGGACCGCGCGCCAGTACCAGAACGTCCGCCTACGGGACTGCACCAACGGCCGCCTGAGGGGGGCGCAGCGCGCCGGTCTCTCGAAGTACCTGACGAGCGCGCTCAAGACGCCTGGGACGAAGGCGGTGGGCCTCACGACCTTCTTCGTGGACAACCGCCAGGTGACGTACACGGCGGCGGCGTCGGGGTCTGAGACGGAGACCTGGGACGAGGCGACCCCGGGCGGAGGGGCCTGCCGCAACGTCAAGATCGACCGTCAGGGGAACCGCTACGCGCTCTCCGGCAACTCCGGGGTCGTGAAGTTCTCCGCGGACGGTGCCCAGGTGTGGCAGCTCGCTGTGCCCGTCGTGGACACCAACCACGTCATCCGCGCGCTCGCGGTCACGGACGAGGACCTCGTGATCGTCGGCGTCTCCGAGGGCGGCGCGCAGGCGACGGCGAAGATCTTCTGCTTCGAGCAGATTCCCGACAACAAGACCAACAAGCTCTGGGAGATCTCCCCCAAGGCCTACACGGAGGACATCAAGGTCTCCCAGGGGAAGCTCTACACCTGCCAGAACCGGGTCGAGCGCAAGAAGGCGTGCGTCCGCATCTACGAGTTCATCACGACCGCCAACCCCGAGCTGGCGAAGGAGTGGAAGGTCCCCTATCCGGTCAACTCCATCGCCATCAAGAAGGACGGCGCGGTCCTCGTCGCGTGCGAGCCTGCCGGCGACACGACGAACCTCTACTGGCGCGACCCGGACCCCATGTACCCCGACTCCTCCCCGGACTCGGTGGACTGGGACGTCTCGAAGCTGGAGAACGCCGACCGCCGCACCTGGGCCTGGCTCAAGGGCGATGACCTCGACTCGACCGACGTCGTGAGCGACTTCGAGGAGGGGGTGGAGATCTACCGCTGGCGCGACAGCTCGCGGAACCTCCGCCACCTCTTCGCCCCGTACGACGACGCCCAGGGGGACACCGGCCCCCAGCTCGCCCTCGACTCCTACCTGGAGCACAAGGGCCTCAGGTTCACGCAGCCGAACAACGTCACGGCCCCCCAGCAGCCGCCCTTCCAGGCCCTCAGGAGCTCGCCCAATGCGTCGATGGCGAAGACGTTCGCCGACCAGCAGAGGACCCTCCTCCCGGGCTACACGGGCTCTGCCTTCGCCCTCTACATCGTCTGCCGCCCCTCCCAGACCGCGCAGTCGGACCTCTCGGCCGTCTCGCGCTGGCTCATGGGCCAGGATAGGGACAACGCGGCGTCGGGGTCGGATGACCACATCCTCTTCGTCAACGCCTCCAGCGCCAACGGGAGCAGCCTCCCGCCGACGACCTCTTCTGGGCGTCTCTTCTGGTTCACGGGGGAGACCGCACTCGCCAACGGCGACGGCACAGGTGGGCAGATCAGGGAGGGCCGCTTCGACGTCCGGAACGACAACGGGACGAACCCCGACTCGACGACGACGAACCTAGGGCAGGTCACGATCATCGGGATGATCTGCGACGGGAACGTGACGACCGCGAAGTCGATGTACTCGATCAACGGATCGCCGATCGACTCCTTCTCCTCCAGAGCCCAGGAGACGCTCAGGGCCTCGTACATGGGGATCTGGCGCTCGGTGCAGGGAAGCGACACCAACCCCTCCAGCGGCGTCGAGGGGTATCTCGGGGACATCCTGGAGGTCGTAGTCCTGGACCTGAAGAACCGGAACGACGCCACCCAGAACGTCGTCTCGTTCGACGACCTCCAGTTCAACTCGCTCGCCGCCTCGCAGACGGTGAATGAGCACACGAACATCGTGGGCTACCTCGCCCACAAGTACGGCTCGCAGGTGTCCCTCCCCTTCGGGACGCCGGCCGTGAACAACTACCCGCACCCCTACGGGATCACGGGCTCTGGGCAAGACCGCCTCTCGGGTCCGCCGAACCAGGCCGGGACGGGGGTCAACACGGCCCAGGCTTTGGCGAACAAGCGCTTCGGTTGCGTCGTCAAGTACTCGGCGGAGGGCAAGATCAAGTGGACGGCGAACGAGATGGAGTTGGTCTCCGGCAACCGAACTGGTGGCTTCGGCTACGCCGTCGCCGTCAACTCGGACGGGAACGTCTACTCGCTTGGTCCCGCCCCTACTGGCACCGGCTCGGACGACGACGCCCAGGTGCGCCTCATTATCGACCTCGGGGATGACTTCTCGCTCGCCACGGCAGACGGCGCGTGGAGCACGGCCTACCCGTCGAACTTCAACCAGACCTACAAGTACCCGCGCATCGACGTAGACGAGTTCGACAACCTCTACACGCCATTCCCCGCTAACGGGGGGCTGATCGCGGGCTTCCGGGTCTACCAGAAGGACGGGACGCTGCTACACGACGGAACGACCGGCCCCGAGACGGAGAGCTACGCCGTGGCGGTGGACCGGAAGATCCCCGACTACCGGAGCGACCTCACCACGAAGCGCGTGGAGTTCATCGTCGTAGGCACGAATCAGGCCGAGGTGGACCTCCCGAACGTCCACAACATCCGCCTCGTGAACTCGGCGCAGGCGTCAGGCTCGCCGCGCAGCCTCTTCACGATGGGCGTCTCCGGCGGCGACATCGTGAAGTTCACGACGGGCGGCGTCACGACCCCCACCGGGGGCACGGCGGCGCTCGACTCGACGGCGAAGTACATCCAGTCCATCGCCCTCTTCAAGAAGGCCTACTGGACGGACGGCCGCGTGGTGCAGGTCTACGAGCCGATCACGAACGCCGTAACGCGCCTCAAGTGCCTCTCGGCCGGGGAACTCCCGAGCCGCTGCGCCCTCATCGAAACGTGGCGCGGGCGCTTGGTGCTGGCGCGGAGCGCCGACGAGCCCCACAACTGGTTCCTCTCGAAGAAGGACGACCCGACCGACTGGGACTACTTCCCGCCCGTACCGAACGAGACGCAGGCGGTGGCCGGCAACAACTCCAGCGCTGGCCTCTGCCCGGACATCATCAACAGCGTCGTCCCATACTCGGAGGACGTTCTCGTCTTCGGCGGCGACCACTCGATCTGGGCGCTCGTGGGCGACCCCGCAGCCGGCGGGCGCTTCGAGCTAGTTAGCGACATCACGGGGATGGCCTTCGGGCGTCCGTGGTGTAAGGACCCGAACGGCGTCCTCTACTTCGTCGGCTCGCGCGGCGGCCTCTTCCGCTGGGCTCCTGGCATGAAGCCTGAGCGCCTGAGCGTGAACAGGATCGAGCGCCAACTCCAGGAGATCGACTTCGGCACCTACCACGTCAAGCTCGCCTGGAACTACCAGGACGAGGGCGTGCATCTCGTCCAGTGCCCCTTCGGCGCGGGCGGGACCCAGGTCTCCCACTTCTTCTGGGAGCAGCAGCCCGACGCCTTCGCCAAGGACCTTTTCGGCGCGGCAGCGCACACGAACGTCCAGCCCACGGACCTCCTCGTAATCGACGGCGACGAGTTCGACGACCGGGTGCTCCTCTTCGGGTGCGAGGACGGGTTTGTCAGGAAGTGGGACGCCTCGGCGCGCTCGGACGACACGCAGACGGACGGGTCCACGAAGCAGCCGATCGATGCCCTCCTGACGCTCTTCCCGCTCCAGACGGGCGAGGACTCCTCCGGCATGGAGACCCAGTTCTCGGGGCTCACGGTCGTCCTCGGGGACAGGGACAATGGATGCCGGTACGAACTCTTTGCCTCCGACGAGCCCGACAGCTTCGGGATCGCGGTCGCCCAAGGGACGCTTGGGCCAGGCAGAAACCCTCCCCAGTGGCGGAAGATCGTGGGGCCCTACTGCGGCCTCCGCCTGCGCAACGTGGCGGCCGAGGAGCGGTTCTCCTGGGAGAGAGGCTACATCTACGTCTCGCCAGCCGGCATGGCGCGGCCTAGGCTGGTGAACTAGTGGGCTACCGCTGGCTAGTCGTGGACACGCGCCGCCTGGACGGGCTGGAGTCGATCGTCGACGGGCTCGTGCATGTCCTCCCCCACAGGGCGGCCCAGAAGCACTGGGTGGCCTCCGACTGCTGGTGCGACCCGGTAGTGACCTGGAACTGCACCCTGGAGACCGCCATCGTGAGCCACAATCGCGTTTACCCCCCGCAGTTCGAGCACCTGGAGGCATAGATGGCCGGCACCCCGCAACGCTTCACGCCCCGCGCCGGCAGCGGCCTCCCTGGCCGCGTGCGCCGCAGCCTCGATGGCGGGGCGGAGTCGACGCAGCGATTCAACGGCTCGCTCGCCGTGGACAAAGACGGTCGTCTCGGAGCGAAGCTCTCCAAGGACTCCGGCCTGGAGATGACCCGTGACGGCCTACGGGTGAGTCCTCAGGTCCTTGGTGACAAGAACCGTGAACAGATGGACAGGATCGCGGACCTAGAGACGAGCGCCACGGCCGCTACCATCGTGTCCAAGGTGAACGAGCTTCTGGCCGAACTACGGAGGACCCGCCGCGTGCGGGGGACCGCCTGACATGATGCTGCGCTGTCGCCAAAGAAAGGCAGGGGTGTAACCACGGATCCCTTCACGATGGCAATGCTCGCCCAGATGCTCCCCGGCCTCATGGGCGGCGGCGGCGAGGGCGGAGGAGGTGGTGGTGGCGGTGGCGGAGGCATGGGCCTCGGATCGCTCTCCGCCATGATGGGCGGAAGCCTCCTCGGCGGACACCTCGCCAGCAAGCGCGCCAAGAAGGACAAGCGCTCCATGCTGAAGCGCATCGGGAAGGCCATCGACACGACGGAGGCCATCCAGGGCCGCGGCCTCTCCCAGCAGGAGGCGCTGACGCGCCAGGCGACCGGCCAGCAGCTCTCCGGCTACGACGCAGCCAAGCGCGAGGCGGACCGCCTCGGGCAAGCCTCCCGCCAGAGCGCCCTAGACCGCGAGGGCCAGCTCGGCGCCTCGGCCTCTCAGGGGCTCGCCAGCAGGGGCCTCGGGTCGACTACGATCGGGGCCAACCTACAGCGCGGGATCGCCTCAGACACGAACAGGCAGCTCCAGGGGATCAACGAGGGCCTTGCGCCCATGTTCGCCGATCTCGCCATGGGGCGGGCCGGGGCGGAGGCTGCGGGCACTCAGCGCCTAGGCGACCTCGCCGCCCAGCGCGGGAACATGATGAGCCAGCTCGGCCAGATGCGCCTCCTCGGCGGCGGCCAACTCGGCCAGATGCAGGCCCCGATCACTGGGACGCCCAGCGGCTTCGAGATGGCGTTCCCCGGCATGATGCAGGGCCTCGGGCAGTACATGGGTAGCCAGCAGAGCCAACAGCAGCAGATGGACCCCCGCATGCTCCAGTGGCTCTTCGGCGGGAAGCCCGGCGGCAAGGACATGGGCTACGGCAGCTTCTTTGGAGGGACGGGACACGACGTCCTCCAGGGTCCCTACCAGGCCAACGGGAGCTTCTAGGTGGTCCGGATCGTCTCAGGCTCTCCGCAGCAGTACGAGGACCCCGGCCTCGCGTTCCTCGCCGGACACGCGCAGGGGACTGAGCGTGCGAAGGAGGCCCGCGCCAACGAGGCCGAGCGTCTTCGCCTCGGGCTTCAGATCCAGCACTCCATGGCGGAGTACAAGCGCGAGCAGGCGAAGGCCATGGCCGACATCAATGCCCGCGTCCAGATGGGAGACGTGCAGGCGTTGAAGCAGCAGCAGATGGCTGCGATGGCGGCCGGCCTCCCGCCCGAACAGAAAATGCTCCAGGAGTACGTCCAGCTTCGCGGGCGCACCAAGGACCCAAAGGCCCAGGCGATGCTCGACGAGGACTTCAAGTCCCTCAGCGACTCGATCGCCAAGGACAAGCAGAAGAGGGCTGCGCTGGACGTCATCGACCGCGCCGGCAAGAACGGCACGATCGACCCCGAGGAGTACAAGATGCGGATGGACTCAGGCGAGAGCCCCGAGAACATCACGCAGGAGATCGGGAAGATCACGCAGGCGAAGAACATCGAGACACTCGCCTTCAAGAAGAACGGCGAGCTGATTGGGCAAGCCCAGGCCCTCATCGATGCCTTCCCTCCGGGGCAGGAGCGCCTCACGGCCGAGTCGCTCCTCAACGAGTACCAGAACGACGCCGCGGGACACTCCGAGCCCGGCAGCGCCGCCCACATGCTCCAGAACGTCCAGGCAGCCCTTCTCGCTGGGCAGCGCCACCTAGACGCGCAGGCGAAGGTGGAACACAAGGAGATGGAGCAGCGCTACGGATCACAGCGCAAGCAGCGCCAGGAGCGGGCGAAGCTCCTGGGCGACATGGACGAGGACGACGCAAAGAGGGCTCGTGAGGGCGCGCAGGAGCACGCCCAGCAGAAGTTCAAGATCGGCGGCAAGGCGATGGAGAAGCACGTCGCCTCCCAGAAGGCCGAGAAGGAGAAGCGCTACCCGGGGTCTACGTCGTCATCGGCGCAGGCGCAGCCGCTTCCCAAGCCCAAGGGAGAGGTCATCTACCGCACGGTCGCAACGCTCGCCGAGGACATCGAAGACGAGGCCGATCTCGCTCGTAAGATGAAGGAGCAGGGGATCCCGCTCACCGCTGCGAACCAGGCCGTTGCCAAGAAGGCGCTGCTCGATCGGAGGAACCGTGCCCACCAAGCCGGCGCAGCCGACCGATGAGCTTTCTCTGGATGAGTTCGTAGCCGGCCTGAAGGCTCCAGAGCCCGCCGACGAGGAACTGAGTCCGGAAGACTTCGCGGCTGGACTTCGCGGGTTGGTCCCCAAGCGTCCCGGACTCGCCGGCGCTTTCGCTGGCGGCGCGCTTGACTTCCTTGCCCAAGGTGCCGGCGGAGCGAAGATCGCCTCGCAGAAGCTCTCCCACGCTCTGGGCCTCTCAGAGGAGACGCCCTTCTTCTCCGAGCTGGAGGGCGGCCTCCGCGGACTCTCACAGGAGGTCTACCCGGAGGAGACGCGCGGACGTGGCGGACTCGGTGAAGCGCTGGCCTCCGGCGCTGGCTCGATCGTCGGGTCGGTTCCAGGGACGGTCTTCGGCGGCCCCGCTGGAGCTGCGCTCCAGTTCGGGGCGGCTTCTGGGGTGCCTCTCTACTACGACATCAAGGCCGCGACGAACGACGAAGAGGCGGCGACCTATGGGCTCCTATTCGGGGCGGCAGTCGGGCAACTGGAGCAGTTCGGCGCCGAGAAGGTTGCCGGCGGCATAGTCAAGAAGCTCATCGGGAGGGACATCGGGGAGGCCCTCCGCCGCGCCGTCATCTCCAAGGCCATCGGTACGGCAGGGGCCGAGGCCGGAACAGAGGTCGCCGAGCAGGCCCTTACTGACCTCATCTACGAGAAGTTCACCGGTGAGGACATCGACAACTGGGAGCGCATGAAGGCGACGCTCCCTCCTTCGCTGCTCCTCGGCGGCGCGTTCGGGGTCCTGGACTCCGCGCTCCAGCGCCGCCCATCAGCCGCCCTACCGGAGAGCGCCACGCAGGGGATCATCGACGAGCCTGTGGAGGCCCCCCAGGAGCCCCTAGGGGAGGCCAAGGCCCAAGAGGCCACAGAGGCCACCCAAGAGCCTACGGCGCAGTCTGAGGCCACCCAGGAGGCCACGGAGGGCGCGGAGATGCTCGGCGAGCCCCCCGCAGCCGCAGCCGGCCTCCAGGAGCCAGTCCAGACCGAAGGCGGTATGCTCCCGACGCCGGAGGAGCCGAATGCTGCGCAGGGAGAGCCTGCGAGACCTCCTGGAAAGTCGGGTCATGAAACAGAGGCCCCTCCGGCCCCAGACGCCGATAAAGGTTCTGGCTCCAACCCTTCAGAAGAGACCACAGGAGTAAGGAACTCTGTCGTAGAGCGCGAGCTGGAGCGCATGGGCCTGGAGCCCCCGCCCAAGGCCGAGCGTCGTCGGTGGGTAGGTCTCCACGAGGAGGCGAAGGCGAAGCTCGCAGAGGACCCGCACGCCGGGTCGAAGCTCGTCAAGGCGCTAGAGGAGAAGCCGCGCGCCGTCTCCGACTCGGAGAACGCCATCCTCTCCTTCGAGGCCAACCGCCTCGTCGAGGCCCAGAAGAAGGCCGACGCCGCCTACGCGAAGGACCCTACCGAGGCGAACCTCGCCGCGCTAGACGCCACGCGGAAGGACTACGACAAGACGGCCGCCGTCCTGAAGAAGTCGGGCACGATCAGCGGCCAGGCACTCTCCGCGCGCCAAATCCTCCTCAAGAACGACTACTCGCTCGCCGGCATGGAGAGCCGGATCCGCGGCATCAAACGCGGGGCGAATCTGACGCCCGAGGAGTCGGCGGAGATCAAGGCCATCCACACGCGCCTGGAGAAGGCGGAGGCGGCGATCACGGCCCGCGAGGCCGCCGTCGCCAAGCGCGAGGCGGACATTGAGCTGAAGCGCATGGAGCGCGAGGTGGCTCGCCCGCTCCGCGTGAAGCGACGCGCGGAGGAGATCGCCAAGATCGACGCCGAGATCAAGAAGCTCTGGGACGAGCTGGGCGAGCACGTCAAGACGCACGCCTTCGCTGGCCCAGACAGCAAGACCATCGTCCTCTACGGCAAGCTCGCCGGGAAGGTCATCCAGCGCGGCGGCGTCACGTTCGCTCAGTGGGCCGACCAGATGGTCGGAAGGTTCGGGGAGAACGTTCGCCCGCACCTAAAGGCCGCGTGGGAGTCCGGCGTCCGCGAGCAGTACGAGGAGCGTCGTCGGGCGGCTCAGAAGATGAGCCTGCGGCGCGTCACCAAAAAGCTCCGCGGCAGGATCGAAGAGGGGGACTTCTCCAAGGAGAAGCGCCAGCCGATCGAGCCCGACGACGAGATCGTCAAGCTCAAGACGGAGCGCAATATCGTCAGGCGCGAGTTCGAGCGCCTTCGCCGTCGCCACGAGCGCGCGATCCGCACCACGCCAGAGAGGATCAAGGACGCAATCAAGGAGGTCCTGGACCTCCCGCGCGCGATCTTCTCGTCGATGGACCTAAGCGCCGTGCGCCGGCAGGGCGGGTTCCTGACGAGCGCTCACCCGTTCCGCTCGGCGCGCGACGCCAAGAAAATGCTCAAGGCGTTCGCCGACCCGCACTACGCTTTGCAGGTTGACACGGCCATCCGGGAGCGCCCAGGGCACGCGCTAGCTGAAAGCGCCGGACTGGAACTGACGTCCTCGGACGAGATCGGCCCGCAGGAGGAGGGGCTGCGCTCGGCGCTCTCCGACAGGATCCCGGGCATCCAGGCATCCAACCGAGCGTACGTCACCTACCTCAACCTCCAGCGCGCCAATGCCTTCGACTCCATTGTGGAGTCTCTGCCTAAGAAGCCGTCGCTCGACGAGGCCAAGGCCATCGCCGAGTTCGTGAACGTCGCCACTGGGCGCGCATCCGGCAAGGCGAAGAAGCTGGCTAGCGCCCTGGAGGATCTGCGTCTCTTCTGGTCGCCCAAGTACACGATCAGCCGCTTCCAGCTCCTCGGCCGCCCGTTGACAATGGCCTTCGATAAGCGCCTATCGCGCTCCGCCAAGAAGGCGATCGGCAAGGAGTACGCCCGCTATGTTGCTGGACAGGGGGCCTACTACGCTCTCCTTGGGCTAACGGGCTACGCCGTCGCAGAGATGAACGACGAGGAGTTCGAGATCGGGACAGACATCAGGTCTTCCGACTTCGGGAAGATCCGCGTCGGCAACACCAGGATTGACCCCCTCTCTGGCCTGGCGCAGGTCGGCGTTCTCCTGGGCCGCATGGCCACTGGAGAGACGAATACATCCGGCGGCAAGGTGAAGAAGCTCGACGGCAAGGGCCCGTTCGGGCAGTCGCGCCTAGACGTCGCCATGCGCTTCCTGCGCTCCAAGGCTGGCCCCATCCCCGGCCGCATCATCGATGCCATGGCCGGCGAGACGTACACGGGCGAGGAGGTAACGACCACCGAGGCCCTGCTAGCTCCCCCCATCCCCGGATCATGGGGCGACACCTATGCAGCCATGAAGGCCCTCGGTGTGCCCGAAGGCATGATCCTTGGCGCGTTCTCCATCCTGGGGGACGGCCTCGCTACCTACGAGAAGAAGAAAGCACGCTAATGGACTTGGATATCAGCCTCCTCGAACGCCTGGGCGGATGGGTGGCGGTCCTCGCCATGGTGCGCTGGATGATGGCGCGTCAGGACAGGATGCTCGACAACCAGGACAAGGCCGTGACAGCATTGCAGTCGTCCATCGACACCTTCCGGGCCTTCCAGGCCACCGAGGAAGACGTCCACGAACGCCTGGAGCGAACTCAGGCCGAGATCCTTGACGAGGTTCGCAGCCTCAAGCCCACACTCCACTCATGAAGCACATCGCACTCGTCCTCGCCCTCTCCCTCCCCGCCGCCTCCTGCGAGACGCTGGGCGAGGTCCTCAAGGTCCCCGGAGCCGTCGTCTCTGACGTCGGCGGCGCTGTGGAGGCCGTCGTCCCCGGCGAGAGCGACCCGAAGGCGGACGCCATCGGTGAGGCGGCCGGCGACGTCGCTGGCATCCTCACCGGGAATCCGCTCGTGGATCTCCTCGTGACGACCCTCGTCGGTGGCGCAGTCGGCTTCTTCCTGCGGAAGAAGAAGGCGGCCTAGAAAGGCGTCTCGTTCGAGTCGCCGCCGTCCTCGGCGTAGTCGCGCTCCACAGGGGCCCTCTCCTTGGGGGCCTCCATGAGCTTCCGCGCCATGATGAGGACGCACTTCGCGTTGGCGATCTTGGCGCGGCTGCGCTGAGCCCACTCGCCCTCCTGGGGCTCGCTGTCGGCCATCACCTTGAGGGCCTTGTTCGCCTTCGTGCGCGCCTTCTCGTCGGAGCCGGAGGCGTGCTCCAGGAGTTCCTCCCAGGTCACCTCGGGCCAGGGCTTCCCGAAAGCCTCCCAGTCGCGCTTGCCGTAGTAGCACTTGTGGCCGCTCCAGATGTGGAACGACGCCTCGGACGCGGGCGGGATAGATCCGCCGCTCGTCACTCCGGCCTTGGAGACGACATCTCTGGCCGTCGCCCCGATGTGCTCGGCAGCGCCCACACGCGACGGGGCGGGCTGGTAGGCCCGCTGGGGCGATGGCTGCTGCGCCGGGCCCTGCTCCACGGGGCCGAAGACGGCCACGAAGGCTTCCTTGGCCTGCTTGGCCAGCGGCTCTATCTCGCCGACGCCGAACTTGCCCGAGCCCATGGCGCGGCCGACGATGCCGGTGACGAAGATGTGCAGATCGCTAGGGGTGGGCATGTAGTTTCTCTCGGGTCATCCTGAGTGGACGTAGGCCGTCGCTGTCGTCAGCGCACCACTCGGCCTCCGCCTGTTCACAGAGCTGCGGGCGCTTCTTCCCGTCGCCGTCGATCGGGCTTGAGCGCGCCAGCATGTCGGGGACAGTCCCGCGCGTGCGCTCGATCACGAAGGCAGCGCGGCGCATTGACCAGCAGTGAGCCCCGGACTCCATCCCCTCGCCGTCGTCGAGGTCGACATGCATCTCCACCATGGCGGAGCGCCAGCGCCAGACGGCGCGCTCGATCACCTCGACAGAGGCCGTGTGGTCGGACCACCCGACTGGGTGTCCAAGCTCCTTCTGCATCGCGTCTATCGCGGCGAGGTTGCAGGCGTCCGGTTCGGCGGGGTAGGCGGAGAGGCAGTGGAGGAAGGTCAGGTCCACGAGGCCGAGCGCGTGGAGCCGGTAGCGGGCCTCCAAGCAGTTCGACATCGAGGACATCCCCGTCGACGCGACGACCGGCTTCTTCGCTTGCCGCGAGATGGCGCGGGGGATGTCGGTGCGCATCAGGTCGTAGGAGCTGATCTTCCAGAAGTCGATGAAGTCGTGCGCCACGGCCACGGCGGAGACGTCGAATGCCGAGAGCCCCAAGCGGATGCCGGCGTCGAAGGCTTGGGCCGACAGCTCCGGGAGCCACCATGAAGGAAGCTCCATCTTCTCGCGCCCGAGAAGCTCCGGGCGTGCGTCGAGCGCCGAGGAGTGGAATAGCCTCCGCACCTCGAACATCTGGAACTTCACCGCATCGAACCCGGCGGCCTTCGCCTCCCGGATGAGCGCCAGCGCCCGGCGGATGTCCCCGTTGTGGTTCGACCCCACTTCCGCAACGAATCGTGTCTCCATTGTCTCAAGGGCAAGCCTACCATGCGGTTCGCCTCCCTGCCGGCCAACCCCAGGAGACTCAGCATGGGCCTGATCGACACCCTCTTCCCGGCGAAGCAGCCGGCCTCCTTGGCGCCCAAGGCCGGCATGGAACCCATGCAGACGGCTCCGCGGCTCATGGACATCCAGCTCCCCGCTGGGGACGTCCAGGGCTTCGACATCGACTACTCGGCCGGCACAGGCCGCCGGAAGTACACCTCGGCCGAGTGGCTGGACAAGGGCTTCGACGGCGTGCGGTTCATCGGGGCTGGGCGCTTGGCGACCAGAATCCGCCCGGTTGGCGACCAGGCCGTCCTCGTGGACCGCCATAACGGGATCGTACGCTTCGAGAACCTGACCCTCCTCTGCGGGGCCCGCCAGGGCATCTGGTTCGGCCTGGAGCACAAGGACCAGCCGATCGCGCCCAAGTTCGCCCTGCACATGAAGCAGGTCGAGGTGACGACGGACGGGACGCTACCTAACCAGCAGCACGGGACCGTCTGGCCCCTCTTCGGCTACCAGTCGGACGTCTGGCTGGAGGACGTCACGATCTCCGCCCGCTTCTCGGCCGAGCACGCCTCCTACTGGCACGGGTTCGCCAAGGACGGCCTCCGCTGGAACCGCGTGGCCGTGCCGGCGTCTGGGGCTGAGTCCTGCAAGGTCAGGAACTCCCCCTCCGAGACCGCCTGGGTGCCCGGGGCCCGTATCTGGCTCACAGCCTGTCGCCTCGGAGACTGGTATCAGCCCTGGTCATGGCGGGGCGGCGGCGGCCTCGTGGTGCAGGGGGGCGGCTCCGACATCATCGTCCAGGGGTGCCTCTTCCAGGGCGGCGGACAGCTAGAGGGCCCGCCCATGATCCCAGCGAGCCAGCGCACCAGGGCCATCATGATCGACGACTCGGGGGGAGACTTCTTCTCGGCGACGGACGGGAAGGTCGGGCGCGGGTTCGCTAACGGCCACGTCCTGATCCGTGGCTGCGGCTTCGCGGCCGGCCCCGGGAACGAGAACCTCTCCCAGGTCATCCGCGTCGGTTCGCTCGGGAGCGGGCAGAAGGTGGCGCGCACGCTCAACATCGAGGGCTGCGCCGTCTACGGGGAGCGCCTACAGCTCCAGCTCACGGACATCCCATCAGGCCGCCTCAACGTCCGTGGCTGCAACACCCCGGCGATCAAGGACCTCGCCTCCATGATCGGCCTCGACACACGCCACGAGGCCCTCATCCCGCTCGCCGACCGCCTCTCCCCGGTCAGCGCTGGCCTTACTAGATAGTTACCACCTCGACGCCCCGATGCCGGTAGGCTCCCTGTGGGCCGGCTGATGGGCGACGACGCAGAGTCTTTGCCACCTTCAGACTCCGAGGTGAGCTCCTGGCGAAGGGAAAGCCCAGGGGAGCAGAGAGCAGCACCCCACTAGCCTCTCGGCCGGCCCGCTTCTCTCCAGACCTCCTAGGCTTCGATCTGGGGAGGTTTCGCCTGGAACGGCCCCTTGGGCTTCTTGGCGGCGAAGTTCTCCCTGGCAAGCTCTGAGAGCCTCTCCGGGCTCTTCTTGACCCCCATGCGGGAAGCCTGCTGACGGATGGCGGTCTCCGTCCGGCCAGCCAGAAGCTCGGCCATCGACGAGTTCCGGATAGCGCCGTAGTGGGCCCGGATGTGGGCCATTTCCTCTGGCGTCCACGGGTGATTCCATACCATGGCGGCCATGTTAGCCGCAGAGACATTGGTTTCCAGACCCCCGGATTACCCCTCCTGGCCGGAGCGGCCTGAACCCGTCGCCACTGTCATCTGCGAGGGCCCTAGCGCCCACGGTGGCCGCCAGCACCTCCTAGCCCACCTCGCCGGCCCCGTAGTGGCCGTGAACAGGGCCATTGCCTACTCGACGACGACGCCGATCGACTTCTGGGCGACGACGGACGACCCGAGGATGCTCTGGGATGACTACAGCCCGCTCCTCCACGAGGGGACGCGCATCTTCTCCACGGTAAACAACCTCCTGATCTGGAAGGACCTCGGCGTCGACATCGGGCGCGTCTACCACTGGCCGGCGACGTACATGACCGAGTTTGCCACGGAGGAGGAGTCCGGGCCGCTGATCCCCACCCTCTTCCCGGTGCTCGCCTGGCTCCTCCGGCAAGGCACAAAGGAGGTTCGTCTTCTGGGCGCGGATATGATCGGCAGCGGGACGCCCGGGATCGACTACGAGCCCGTAGCGGACGAAGGACATGAGATGCGCTGGGCGGTGGAGCGGGCCATGCTCGCCGCCTGCATGCGGAAGTACAGGCTCACTGGAGCAAGGATCAGGCGATGGAACAGGTCCAAGAGACGCCCGTAGACCCCAAGGATCACTCCAAGCCCGCCGAGCGCAAGCGGGTCAAGGAGACCGTCGTCCTCGTCACGAAGGACGCCCGTACCGGGAAGACCCTCCAGATCGTCGAGGTGGGGCCGAACCTCGTGACGGATGCCGGCGACCGCTACTACGCCCAGCGCGGCGCTGTGGAGGCGGTCACACACACGTTCTCCATCGGGGAGATCGTCGTCGCTCAGTCGGGACTAGTGAACTCGAAGACCCGCACGTTCGGGGCCTTCAAGAACATGAACTCGACGTACACGGGCCGGAAGACATTCGCCGCCGGATACCCGAAGACGGCCGACTCCGACACGGACAACAGCGGGCGCACGATCGACGCCGTGACGTACAAGACGATCTTCGGGACGACCGAGGCGAACTACACCATCCGCGCCGTGGGCATCTCGCGCAGCGGCGGGGCCACGAACTCGGACGGCCAGCTCCTCTCCTACAAGACGCTTGCCATCGCCGCCTACGTCCAGAAGACCTCCTCGATCACGCTGACCGTCTACATCAATCACACCTTCCTCGGGGTCTAAGCGCCAAGCGGCGCAGGAGGCCGGCCATGCTGCGCGCGCTTCTCTCGCTCCTGCTCATCGCCTGCACTGCGCCGCGGCCCGGCGCTCAGGCCGATGTGGTCATCATCGTCATGGACGACGCCAGCTTCTCGGCTGTCGCGTCCGGCCCGCGCCCGAACATCCTGGAGCTAGCGAAGCGCGGGTACGTCTTCACCAACGCCCACGCGATGCCGCTCTGCTCCCCGACGCGGCGGACGCTCCTGACGGGGCGCTACCACCTGGAGGGGCAGACCGAGCAGGTGTGCGCCACGGCGGGCTCTCAGGTCTTGCCGGCCGGGACCGATTTCCTGCCTGCGCTCATGCCTGGCTACGACTGCGGCATCTTCGGCAAGTGGCACGCCTCGTCGAACCCGAGCGGCCCATGGCAGCTCGCCCCTCAGTCGCGCGGCTTCTCGACCTGGCGCGCCGGCCTCGCCATCAACGTCGAGAACTGCGGCGGGGACACATACCAGCACTGGCAGCGCATCGACGACGGCGTGGCTCAGGAGGTGTTCAACTCCTACCAGCCCACACAGACCGTCCAGGCGTTCCTCTCCTGGTGGGCGGCGACGCCTTCTCCCAAGCTCGCCGTCGTGGCTCCACAGCTCGCCCACAGGCCGTTCCACAGGCCGCCTGCGGCGCTGCTGCCACCCGGATACCCGGCGACGCCAGACAACGCCTCCAGGTACGAGGCGATGCTCGTCGCGGCTGACGCCCAGCTCGGGACGATCATGGCCGCCATCGACCTCCAGACGACGACGGTCGTCCTCCTCGGAGACAACGGTGCCCCTGTCGAAGTGGGCGGCGCAAAGGGA